GAATCAAAGACGAGACGGGTAGACGGAGAGAACCATGCGACATTGGTGGATCCGAGCCGCCCAGGGGGGAGGGCACCTTGTTCCGGGGGAGGGGTGGGGGGTAAGGTGGGGGGATGAGGAGAGTCTTCGTACTGATGCTGTTGGTGGCAGTGGTCCTCGTGGGCTGCTACGTCGCCACCGTGGTCAGAGTGAGTGGGAAATGAGGAGTAAGATGACCGACCAGGCACCATTACCTGGCATGAGACGCTGTGGCAGGTCCCCGACCCCGTCACAGGCGCTGTGCCCCACGTGCTGTCGGCTGTTCGGCGGCGCTTCAGGCTTCGACCTGCACCGCGAGCACGGACACTGCCTGGATCCCAGCACCAAGGGTCTCGTGGAGGACGGTGGCATCTGGCGGTGGCCCACGGACCACACCAAGGTTGCCGACTTCCGGGAGCGGATTGCCAAGAGGAGACGGGCCAAGAATGCCTGAGATAGCGATTGCGCCCGCGCGCCGTGGCCGTAGGGCCACGAAACCCGGCAGGGGGTAGGTGAGGTATGGGTAAGGCGATTCTGGAGGCTCACAAACGCGCTCAGGGCGTTGCGCCTGGTGTCACGGGTGATGTCCCGTGCGCCCGCTACGCCCCCGGCCTGTGGGTGGACGACCATGCCACCGAGAAGTGCCCGGACCTGTGCTGGCACGAGATGGGCAAGCACCTGTGCCTGGAGCACTGCCCCGCGATGGTGCAGTGCTTCCTCGCCGCCCAGGGCGCCCCGCAGCAGTGGGACGGGATGGTTGTCGGCGGGGACTACTGGGTGCGGTTGGGCAAGCAGCGCTACCCGCGACCGCACGCCTCACACCAGCCGCCGCAACCGCAGTGGTGCCCCGAGTGCGAGATGACATAACATCAGGGTGCCTCGTGAGGGGGGCAACTGAGGGAAACGCGGCAGGCCCGGACCAGCGACGGTCCGGGCCTGCATTGCGTGTGGGGTCAGTGGGTACGACGCCACGGTTCGAGGGTGTTGACCCGCCGTCCCTTGTTGTACTCGGCGACGATCGTCTTGGCGACGGCCATCGGCATCCGGGACCGGTCCAGCTTGCTGTACGTGTGGGCCTGGTCCCACAGCCCGTGCGGACCGCCCGGGAACTCCATCAGCTTGCGGATCAGGGTCTCGGTGTCGACCCGGGAGCCGTACTCGCCGTACAGCTGGGCGATGCCCTCCAGGATGACGCCCCGTGAGGCGCTCTCCTGGATGCCCCAGGCCCGGTTGACCACGAGCAGGCTCATGCTGATCAGGTCCGGGTCGGCCTCCTTCTCCACGGACAGTTTGTAGATGGCCCGCAGGGAGTTGATGGCGTTGATGGTGGCCGGTCCGGCGATGTGACTGATGCGGTACTGCCGGGCGCGGACGAGGTTGTCGATGGCGACCGCCTCGGGGTGCCCAGAGGTGACCTCCACCATGAACTTGTCGATGCTGCGCGGCTTGGTGGTGTTGTTGAGCAGCAGGAACAGTTCGGCTTCCTGCTCGATGGTGAGGCCCTCGTACACGTGGCACAGGACGACACCGTTGTCGGTGTGACGCCGCAGTGCCTCCACACGGTGCTGACCGTCGATGATGATGAACGTGACGGCGTCCCGCTTGGACACGCTCACCACACCCATGCCGGACGGGTTGAACGAGTGGAGGATCTTGTTGACCTTGGCCATGTTCAGTGGCCGCTGGACCCGCAGGTCCGTGCCGAGGTTCGCGACCTCGATGATGTCCTCAGTGAACTTGTACTGCTCGGTGTTCGTCATTCCTTGCGTCTCCTCAGTCGGCTGTCAGTTGTCGGTGCTCTTGTTCCTGTTCTTGATGCGCGGGCCGTTCAGGTGCCGGTCCAACTTCATCTGGGCCAGGTGCAGGGCCTTGCGGTACTCCGTCAGGGCCCCCTTCCACTCCTGCGCGTCACTCCTGTCCACGTCAGCGTGGATCTCCCCCACCTGGCCAAGGGCGTTGATGATGTTGCGCAGCAGGGGGACCGAGTTGGCCAGGATCCTTGCCTGCCCCTCCTTGTCCATGATCATCCTGGCGTGTTGCTTGATCTGCTCATGGAGTTCGTTGTGCACCGAGTACACCGACCGGCCATCGAAGACGACCTGGTCACGGGCTCGCTTGGCCAGTTCCTGGTACGGTCCCGGCAGTCTTGCCTGGTCGAACACCCTGACCACCGCCTGGAGGTAGCCTTCCGAGGGCACCCCCAACGCGTCCCGCAACATCCGTCGGACCGGTGTGGCCCGTACCTTCACCTTGGGTCCCTTGCGCGGGGTCCCCTTGTACGCTTTCTTGGCCTGGTGGACGCGCTGGTCGATGTAGGGCTGCACCCCACGGATGACCGCGTACACCCGGCGTGGCGTGTACGGCTCGGCGAAATCCGTGCACTCGACGTTGGCGTTGAACAGGTGCCGACAGACCTCGTCGTAGTCCAGGGGCTGGACCACTTCCACTTCCTCCCAGCCCAGGAGCATTGCCGCCTGGAGCCTGCGGTAGCCGTCGATGACACAGTTGTCGGCGTCCACCAGGATGGGCAGGTTCATGCCGTCCTTACGGATGGAGTCGGTGAGGTCTGCCAGGTCGTCGCCTGGCGACAAATACTGTTCGTTGCGCACCAGGACATGGCTTATGCGCAGCTTCATGGAGCACTGGTCCCTTCTGTTGATCCCTGGGGGAACCCTCCCCCCTTGCATGATCCCACACTACACCGTGAAGATGCCACGCGCAACAGCATCTTCACGGTGTAGTAGTTACAAGATCATTCAATGTCGGGGATCATGGTCCCCAGGAACCCGGCCCGGGAGTTGATCCGCACCCCACTCACCATGACCCCAGCCACCCGCAGCCCGCGACCCGATGACGCCAACCGGTCACGGAACCGCATCTGCGACAGGGCCCGCACACCGCTCTCCTCGGACCACGCCTTGAATGCCGGGTACAGGTTGCTCAGTGAGACGATGGCGCCGTCCTCCACCACGACCACCCCGGTCGCCGCTCGCTCGTCCAGGAACCGGATCACCGGGTCGGTCGAGTCACGGTGCGCCACAGCCGCCTGCGTCACCTGGGACGGCTCACCCAACCCGTGGGCCAGGTAGGCGGTCATGCCCTCCATGACCCAGTTGAGCACGCCCGCCGCCTCGCCCTCCACGATGAGCCTGGACAGTCCGGGCACCCGGTCCGTCACGTCGATCTGCGTAGTGAACGGGATCAGCTTCGCCCGGTCCCAGATCGCGTCGTCGTCGGAGTTGAACCGGGGCGGGAAGTTGGTGGCCAGCCACACCGAACACTCCGGGCGCCACGTCTGGTGGTCCTGGTACAGGGCCCGGGAGGTGAGCGTGTCCCCACCCGTGATCCGCTTGATCAGGTCCTCGTCGAACTGCGCGGAGTCGCTGGACTCCGACGTCGCCACGAACCGCTTGCCCCGCAACATGTGAAGGTCGGCCGAGGGCCCCTTGTCGTGGCGGGCCTGCTTGAACGTCCCGGCCGGCGCGGTTGCCGCGTACGACCCCAGCACCTGGCCGATGATCTCCATGAACGTCGACTTGCCCGTCGACTTCGGCCCGTACGCCATGAAGATGGCCCGCTCGTTCGGCTGCCCGTACAGGCTGTACGCCACACACCGCTGCACGTACGCCCGTAGCTCCGGGTCCGGTAGCACCTTCTCCAGGAACGCCTGGAACATGGGGGCCTGCGCGCCCGGACGGTACTCGGCGTCGAGGATGCGAGTCATCATCAGCGACGGGTCATGCGCAGACAGTTGCCCAGTCCTCAGGTTGAGCATCCCGTTGCGCACGTTCACCAGGTCGCTGTGGGCGTCAAAGTCGCGTTGCGACCTGGCCACACCCTCAGTGGACCGCATCATCTTCAGGGCTGCCGTCTCGCGGCGCTCACTGCACGAGCCGATGGTCCACTTCGCCAGGTCCTCGTCGTTGGTGACCCGGGCTGTAGCGGTCATCCGGTCCAGCATCGCCCGGTGCTCACGGTTGATCGCCCCGGAGGAGTCCTCGCCCCACACCTTGCCATCCCACGCGTAGTACGCCTTGGCATCGCCAACCCAGTGGTAGCGGCCCTTCACCTGGTGCCACAGACGCTCCGCGTTGCCGCGTTCCGTCAACGTGAACGTGGGTTCAGGCGCGACGCTAGTTGACTGCTCAACAACTGCCACGTCAGTGGTTGTGGTGGCAACTGTTGACGTGGCAATGAACGCGTCCATGTCTGCTACGGGACGCTCGCCGAACCCGAGTCGGGCCAACGTCCTGGCCGCAGCGGAGTGGTCCCCGCCATGGTTGAGCAGGGCGTAGGCACCGAACTTGGTGTACGGGGTCTCGGAGCGGAACTGCGTGGACGTGGAGAACACGTACAACCGGTCCCGGTCACTGGCCCGGCCGGTCGTCGCCGACGCCCCGTCCCTGCGCTCCTTGCCCGGTCGGGTCCAGTTGCGGGTGAACCCGTGCTGGGACTCCAACTGCCACCCGTGCGGCTCCAGGATCTGCGCCCAGTCGGTGCTGGCTTCGAACTCGTCACCCGGGGACAGACCAGCCCCACTGCGCGGGGCTAGCTGGCCTGGGGAGGTAGCGACCGCATCGGGCAGTGGGGCTGGTGTCTGAGGAGACTCGTCCAGTGTCTCACAGAACACCCGCATCAATGCCTCACGCTGGTCCCACGTGATGTACGGGACCTCACCGTAGGTGCCGGTGGCCAGTTCCCACGGCTTGCCGGTCGGGTGGCACAGGCCGGTGGTCGGGGCCACGATCACGTAACCGCCCTCACCACGGGTCTCCACGAGGACCTTGAACCTCTCCAGCGGGTTGACAGCCAGTTCGACGGCGGTCGCCTCGCGCCACGCTATCTTCGTGTTCCCCGGCACCGCGTGGTCGTTGACCCGGTACAGGATGTGCAGTCCACCCGACGGCGAGGACTCCAGGTAGGCGTACTGGCCCACGGTCAGTTCGGTCCACAGGTCCTCGATACCGGCCTCGCGCATGGCCACGTCCAGGCGGTCCAGGGTGGCGCCGTTGTTGGCCTCAGCCTCCAGTTCGACCATCTCCAGGTTCCCGGAGATCGAACCGCAGATGACGGCCAGCCCGTACTCCTTGCCGTTGCCGAACCAACGGTCGAGTTCTCCCAGTTCAGGGATGCGGGTCTGGTACTCGGCCCACCGGACCAGGGGCTTCTTGGAGCCGCCCTGGATGATCGGGATGGTGGACACGCCAGCGGAGTGCCATTTCGCGGCGGCATCTGATACGTTTGACATTAGATCCCTTCCTGGTTGATCGCCATTGAAGTTGAACATCTGAGATGCCCCCTGTTGGCGCGGGGGGCTCTCGCTTTTCCGGGGAGGCTTGGGGGTCCCTGTCCGGAGTCCCCATCATCCACCCTGAACGGCCCAGTGTCGACCGCCCCGTAGCGGTGAGGCCCGGACCGTTCTCCCCCGGTCCGGGCCTCACGTTCACCACCGTCTATTAAAACGGCGGAGTGTCCTGCTGCGGCGCCAGTGGGGGCGTGCGCGGGTACTCCTGGTTCTGTGCCGCCAACTTCTCCAACACCGTCCGCGTGTCAGGGCCAGCCTGGACCGGCACCGGCTGCGGCTGCGGGCGTGGTGCCGGGGTCGGCTGTGACGGGTCCGGGTACGGCGTGGGACGCGGCTGCGTGTACTGCTGCGGGTCCGCGTACTGCGGTGCGTACCCCTGCTGCTGGTACTGCGGCTGCGCGTACTGCTGTGCCGGTTGCGGGTCGCCGAGGAAGTTGTCCGGCGCCGGGGTGTAGTGCGCCGTCCACAGCTTCGGCGGGCTGTACATGGCGCTGGCCCGCTGACCGAACCCGGCCAAGGTCAGGGTGAGGGTGCCACCGACCTGGAGGCTCTTCGCCCCCGACGCCCGGACCGCAGTCTGGACCGCTTCGAGGGACTTCCACTTCAGGAACAGCCCACGCTCGCCCGTGTCGAACGGGTCCTGAGGGTTACGCAGGCTCGTCTGGATGCGGACCATCCACATGTACTTGACGTCGCCACTCTTGAACGTCTTCGGGTTCCCGTCCTCGTCGGTCTGGACCCGCTTCTCCGGGGGGCTGGTGATGATCCCGGTCACCGTGTCACCCACCTGCTCGAACGGCACCGACGGGGCACTGCCTCCGCCCATGAAGTCGTCGCTCACTGTTCACTGCTCCCTTGCTCGTTGTCACTGTCACTGGTCTTCTTCGGCTTGTTGCAGATCGGACAGTAACGTCCGGTCCTCATTCCTCCCCTGTTCTTGTAGGGGTGGCCTTTGGGGCACTGCTTCTTGCGTGCATTAACCGCAGCGAAGGAATTGCCAAGCATTACGTTCTCGACCAAGGTGACTGGTCGTAGGTGGTCCGGGTTGACGCACGACCTTTTCCGGCAGATGTGATCCAATACCTTGTCGACAGGAAGGGGCACCCCCATCATCATGCATACCAGTCGATGGGCTTTCCACTGGACCATCCTGAGATTCATTACCCCGTAGCCCTTGGCGCACTTGGTACCGGTCCACATCCAGCATCCGTGAGGGTGCTTCTGGATGTATCCCTGGATGCGCAGTCTGTCCTTGTCGGTCAGGGGGTAGTCGAGTTGCCTGACCTTGGTCGTGGCAACCTGTGCTGACACGTACACCACGTCCCTCCTTGGCACTCTTCCGGCTTTCCGTCATGTTCTTCCTTGGCGCAGCCCTTGCAGACGAACCTCATGTCCCTGGACATCCCTGCTCACTCGCTCCCTGCTCGGCGGTCCTGTTGGGGTTGTACCACGGACACCACCCGCAGTCGTTGCCCGGGACGGCGGGGACCTGCTCCCAGCGGTGCGGGTTGTCCAGCACCCCTAGGCCCACCAATTGTGCCGCAACGGAGGGAGGTCTGGCAAGGGCACGTTCGGCAACGTTCCGGTCGTACGGTGCCGTCCACACGAACATGTGCCGCAACCACCCTGACCGGGGGTAGAACGCCAGGCCCACCGTGTTGACCTTGTACCCGAGCCTCTCGTACGCGTACCCGTACGTGTGCACCTGGACCTGGTGGCCGATCGGTGGGCCGTCCTTGCGGACCTCCTTCATCCGGTCCGCGCTCACACTCTTGTGGTCGATCACCATGCCCTTGGGGACGTTGAACAGGTCCGGGTGCGAGGACACGACCTCGGAGATCTCGATGCCCTTCTCCGTCACCCAGTCCGTGTTGGCGTGGGCCGTGCACCACCGGTTGGTGGCGTCCTCCAACCACTTGTGGATCGCCGTGCCCACGATCGCCGCCCACGGGTCACGGTTGTTGTTGCACTCTGGCGTCCCAGCCATCCGGTAGCCCAGGCGCCGGTCGCAGGGACTGCCAAGCTCGGATGGTCCCAGGTTGGTCTGCAACGAGCGAGGCGAGTGGGAGTCCGCCCACTTGATGATCTTGGTCATCTCGGCCTTGACCCAGTCCGCCTCGGACTCGTCGGCCACGTTGAACGGGTCGCAGGCCGGGTGGACGAACACGTTCGGGTCGTACTGGACCAGCGGCTCCCCGCAGGCCACACACGTGAGGGGTCTCTTGCTCATCGGCGACCGGTCAACTCGGCCAGGTCGTCACGGTGCATCCACAGTCCCAGCACTCCCCAGTCCTCCCCCTCGTACCGGCCCTGCCGGTAGCCCTTGACCAGCATCTCCTGCGGCACACCCAGGTACATGGCCACCTTATAGAAAGGTGTAAACTCATCGATGAGTTCAACATCCACTAATTCCTGGGCGGCACGGCGGTAGAAGTCCCCCACACGCCTGGCCGTCCCAGTCCACAGCCTCGTGTCTGGGCGCCGCTCCCACTTGCCGTAGGTGATGGGTGACACGGCCAGGGCCTCAGCCATCGCGTTGCACGACCACTTCAGGGTGCTGCGCAACTCCCCCAGGGCTCCGTTGACCACGACACTGCGCCCCAGGACGACCGGGTCCGTCTCGCTGTCCACCATGTTGACCACGCTATCCCTACCCTCCGACATAAAAGGACCCCCTCAGAGCGGCAACTCCGAGGGGGTCCTTCGCAGGGCTCCCCTCATCAGCCAACACGCCGGAAGGGATCAGCAAACAGCGTGCAGGCCCAAGGTCGTGCCCTGCGAGTATCAAGTTAGGTGCCAGGCCCACCGTGTGACGTAGCTGCTGAGCGTGTCATCGACGGTGCCTGGCCCCCCAATTATAAGCACACCCTCCCCCCGGTCCGCAAGGGTCGAGTACATTGATCTTCCATGGGACTGTCCATCGCACAGCAGATCGCCATCCTGCCACGCCAGGAGCGGCTTGCGTTGCTGGCATCCCTGCCTGAGCAGGTCATCGAGGAGATGAACCGGGGCGAGTGGTGGTTCACCGCACGCCCCGAACAGCGTCCCACCTCTGGCCCGGAACTCATCTACCTGTACATGGCCGGGCGCGGTGCCGGGAAGTCAAGGTCAGGTTCCGAGTGGATCGTGGAGAGGGTCCAGCAGCACCCCTTCGACCGGCACGGGATCCCCACCGAGTGGCTCGTGGTGGCCGACACCCTGTCCGACGCCCGGACCATCAACGCCGACGGTCCCTCGGGCATCCGCAACGTCCTCATCCGTCGTCGCATCGACCACCGGTACAAGCAGACCCCCCGGCCCATGTTCCTGTTCCCGGACGGCCAGAAGATCTACCTGGAGGGTGCGGACGACGAGGACACCGGACGTGGCTACAACGCAGCCGGGATCCTCTGCGACGAGATCGCCAAGTGGGTCAAGCCGGACGCCACCTGGTACGAGGGGCTGATGCCGTCCCTGCGTGCCGACCTCATCGGGGACCACCCACGGGCGTTCGTCACCACCACCCCCAAGCCCATCAAGTTGCTACAGGAGTGGCTGACACGTGATGACGGGACAGTACATGTCATTACCGGGTCCACGTTCGACAACTCCACGAACCTGTCCGCGCACGTGCTCAACGAACTGAAGAAGCGCTACCACGGCACCCTGCTCGGGGAGCAGGAACTGTACGGCAAGTTGATCGAACTGTCCGGTGGTGGCCTGTTCAACCGATCCGACATCCTCAAGAACCGGGTCACCGATGTTCCCGACGCCATCGTGTCCACCGTGGTGGGCATGGACCCCAACCTGACCGGCAACGACGCGGAGACCGGCATCGTGGTGGCGTGCCGCGCAGCCGACGGGCACCTGTACGTCCTGGCCGACCGCACCATCGCCGGGTCGGGTCGCCAGGCAGCCCTGGCCGCGTGGCGGGCCGTGGCAGAGTTCGGCGCGGACATGCTGGCCTATGAGGAGAACCTCGGCAAGCGGTACCTACAGGAGGTCCTCCAGGACGCGTACCTGGAGATGGTCGACCAGGGGACCTTCCCCCGCAACACCACCCCGCCGATGAAGCCGGTCCACGCCTCCCACGGCAAGAAGACGCGGGCCGAGCCGGTCGCCATGCGCGGTGAGCAGGGAAGACTGCACATGGTAGGCGAGTTCCCCGAACTTGAGGACCAGATGGTCCTGTACGACCCCCAGTCGACCCGGGAGTCCCCGGACCGCATGGACGCCATGGTCCATGCCTGCCTGCAACTCATACTGGGCGAGAAGCGTGAGATGCGCATCGCCGACCCGAGCCAGTACGACCTGGGCCTCAACCAGTCCTTCTACGACCTGTCCAAGCTACTCGGGTAGACCTTGCACACCTTGGTCAATTACGGTATAGGGGGCACAGTGTTCGTTCTTACAGTGATCATGGCAATGTTGGCAGTCACCAGGCTCACCCGGCTGGTGACGACCGACCAGTTGACAGTGCGTTTGCGGCAGTTAGTTGTCAGGAGGTGGCATGAGGAGTCGTGGCAGGTGTACCTGGTCCACTGTGACTGGTGCTCATCCATGTGGGTCGCACTCCTGGTCATGCCCGCCACTGTGCTCCTGGCCGGGGGCTCCTGGCTCCTGGCTGTCCTCTCCGTCCCCGCAGCGTCCTACGTGACCGGGTTCCTTGTGTCAAAGGAGTGATTGAATGCCACGCTTCGGGCGGCACAAGGCCATCGAATCAGCCCCCAGCGCCCCTGACATCCACGCCACCCCCAAGAGCCTGGTCGCCTCAGCGGCCAGGCTGACCAACAAGCTCGACGGTCAAGGGTGGCGCACCTACCGCTTCGGGGACGACTCCTGGCAGCAGGAGGCGTGGCGTCTCTACGACCTGATCGGCGAACTGCGGTTCGTGGCCAACTGGATCGGGTCCGCGTGCTCCCGGGTGCGGATCTACGTGGCCGATGTGGACGACAACGGTCGCATCCAACAGGAGACCACGAAGAAGAAGGTCGCCGGGCTCGCTGACACCCTGTTCGGTTCCCCGCCGTCCAAGGCCGAGGCCCTGCGGATGCTCGGCATCAACCTGACCATCGCCGGGGACGCTTACATCGTCGGCCGGGGCACGGACGACCCCGACAATGACGAGTGGATGGTTGTCTCCTGCTCGGAGTTGAAGCGGTGGGGCCAGAACGTCTCCATCGTGTGGCCGGACGGGCAGAAGGAGACCCTGGACCCGGACAACGACGTGATCATCCGTATCTGGACGCCGCACCCGCGTCGCATGCACTGGGCCGACTCCCCGACCCGGGCTGCCATGCCGATGCTGTTCGAGATCGAACGGTTGACCCGGTACGTGTTCGCCCAGATCGACTCCCGGCTCATCTCCGCTGGTCTCATGCCGATCCCCAAGGAGATCTCCTTCCCCGAGGAGGACGACAACCTGACCGGGGCCGAGGCGCTGACCACCAAGCTCATGCGGACCGGTGCGGCGTCCCTGCGCGGGGACGGCACGGCCGCAGGTGTGGTGCCCACGTTCGTGGAGATGCCCATCGAGGCGCTGGGGAAGATCGACCTGATCCAGTTCACCTCCGAACTGTCCCGCCAGGCCCTGGACCTGCGCTCGGAGGCCATCCGGCGGTTCGCCCTCGCCATGGACATCGACCCGTCGATCCTGACTGGTGCGGCCGAGGCCAACCACTGGGGTGCGTGGCAGATCGTTGAGGGACAGATCAAGGTCCACATCGAACCGCTGATGACCCGCATCTGTGACGCGCTCACCACGGCCTACCTGAAGCCGGCCCTCAAGTCGATGAAGGTCGACCCGGACCGGTACGTGTTCCACTTCGACACCGCTCCACTCACTGTGCGCCCGCAACGGCTCAAGGACACCCTGGAGTTGTACGACAAGGGTGTCGTGTCGGCTGCCGAGGTGCTCCTGGCCGGTGACTACGCCATCACGGCCGCGCCGGACGACAAAGAGACGGTCATGCGGTTCATCAAGGAACTCATGCTCCGCGACCCCGCCATGATCCAGATGCCTGCTGTCCGGCAACTCGCAGGCGTCACCGAGGAGATGCTCCCCGCCGATGCTGTCGTCACCCCAGCCCTACCGCCCGGCACACCCGGGGCCGGTCCGCCCCCGCCACCGGCCCCGCCGACCGGGATCGCCCCCACCCCGGGTGGCCCGATACCGCTGGAACCGTCAACCGCCCAGAACGCCCCCGGGGGACCCGTACAGCCAGCAGGGGTGACCGCGTCCGCGTCCGTGGCAAGTGCCATGACCACGTTCGGCATCGCCAACGCCACCGTCCTGCGTGCCCTGGAGGTGGCTGGGAAGCGTCTGCTCACCCCGGCCACACGCGGCCAGTTCAAGGACACCCCGCACCACGACCTGCACACCGTCATCCCCGTCGGCGGTGTGGACCGGGCGCAGAGGGTCCTGGCCGGCGCGTGGGGCCAGTTCGCCCTCGTCGCTGACGCGGTCAACCTGACCGTCGACCATGAGGAGCTACGCCAGACGCTGGACGACTACTGCGTCAAACTCCTTGTGGCGGGACTGCCTCACCTACCCGAGAGACTAGGTATCGAACTTCGGGACAGAGGACTGTTGGACCATGGGTAGGGACAGCGCGGAAGACAACCTGTACCAGGTCGTCAGCCGGTCCCTGCGGTCCTGGCTCCAGGTGGCTCGTGAGGCTGTAATGCGTCCCTGGGTCCAGCATCGGCTGCAACCGGACCCAAGCGGCGTGTACCAGGTCCAGGACGCCTGGACCACGGACGTTGACTCCACGATCCTCAGCGAGATCGGCAAGATAGCGTTCCAAGCCTGGTCCGAGGCTACCGATGTCCCGGTCGTCAGTCGTCATGCGTTCGTCATCTCCCAGTTGGCCCAGACCCGCAACTTCCTCGTCAACATCCCTGACGAGGTGTACAACCTCGTGTTCGAGGCGATCATCGACTCCGTCAACGGGGGTGGTGACATCGAGGCTACCGCTGCCGCCGTGGACGACGTGCTCACGTGGACCGGGTCGCCGAACTGGCCGGGGAGAAGTAGAAATATCGCCGTGACTGAGACAACTCGGGCATATGGGGCAGGGACCCTGGGTGCCGGGATGGAGCAGTCCCGCGTGACCGGTCGCCTTTTGAGAAAAAGGTGGGACACGGAGAAGGACAAGCGGGTGCGGGCCACCCATCGCCATGTCGATGGTCAGGTGCTCGGGTTGACGGAACTGTTCAACGTCGGTGGCTATGGGATTCTTTATCCGGGTGATCCAATGGGACCTGCTGACGAGGTGTGCGGCTGCCGCTGTGACCTGGTGATCGTGAACGAGGAGAGGGGACGCTGATGGTCGACCCGAACCCGGCCCGGGGCATGCCATTGGCTCTAATGCGTTTCTGGCTCACCGGTAAGGGTGCCGCCAAGATCCGGTGGAACATGCCCGGCGACTTCAAGCGCTGTGTCCGGGCGCTGCGCAAGTACTTCCCCACCAACCCTGAGGGCCTGTGCAACATCCTGCACACCAAGGCCACAGGTGGGCCTCCCGGCCACGGCAGCGCCGAGCACGCCATGGAGGCACCATCCGAGGCCCTCGTTGCCGCCGCACAGGTGCTGTTGGCATCCCAGCAGGTCCTCGGTGACGACCTGTGGGCAGGGCCCCTTGCGCCCATCAACCGTCCCACCGGGGAGCCAGGCCGGTCGCGCATCTTCGAGCACGGCGCCCTGGACCACCGGGTCCTGCCACTGCCCCTGGCCCACCGTCGCGTGGACGCCAACGGTCACGCGGGTGCGGTCACCGTGGGCCGGATCCTCGGTGTGGGTGTCGGTCCCGACCACACGGGCCAGGAGTTCATGTGGGGTTGGGGCGACTGGTTGGACGCGTCCATTGTCCCCGAGGTGACCGAGGCCCGCTACCTCGTTGAGCAGGGTGTGGCCGGGGCCAGTGTGGACCCGGGCGGTCGGATGCGGGTCACCATCAACCCGGAGACCGGCGACGAACACATCACCCTGTTCACCGTGGGTGGGGCCACACTCGTGCGGATCGCCGCGTTCGACGGTATGCGACTGGTCAACCTGACCGAGGGGGAGTGGCCCGACGACGACCCAGACATGGATCACTCTGCTCTGGACATGGACCCAGGCACACCAGACTGCGGATGTGGCGAGGCCGCAGTGGAAGAGGTTCCTGGCCAGGCGTTCACGGTCAACCCGTCCGGGTGGCACGGGCTCCCACTAGCTGTACGTGAGGCCGTGTTCGACAACGATGACGCGGTCAAGCGGATCACCGCATGGTCCAGCGGTGGCCAGGACGTTGCCAAACTGCGCCAGGCGTTCATGTGGCGTGACGACCGGCTGCCCGAGACCGACGTGACCAGCTACCGGCTCCCGGTCGGGGACATCATCAACGGCCGGTTGACCATGGTCTACCACGCCATCTATGCGGCTGCCGCCCTGCTGTCCGGGGCGCACGGCGGGCTGCCCAACGTGCCGGACAGGGACAAGGCGGCACTGCGCGGGGTCATCTCGGAGATCTACCCTGAGATGGCGTCCGCGTTCAACGACTCGTCCATCCGGGCACCATGGGACAGCCCGGCAGCAGTCACCGCGAGGGAGCAGGGCATGAGTGTCGACTACGCGGCCGACCCCAAAGAGCCATACGGGGACGTGAAGTACGCGGATCCCGGCTACCAGGACGACGGGAAGAAGCGCTACCCCTTGGACTCGGAGGAGCACTGCCGTGCCGCCTGGTCCTACATCAACCAGGCCGACAACGCGGCCGAGTACAGCCCTGACGAACTCAAGGCCATCAAGGGTCGGATCGCGGCTGCCCTCAAGCGCTACGGGGTGGTCGTGGACACCGAGCGACAGGACATGAGCATGGACGACTACGAGTACGCTGTGCGGACCACGAGGCAGTTCCCGGTCGCGCCACCCCGCAAGTGGTTCGATGACCCACAACTGTCCAGCAAGACCCCACTGTCGGTGGACCCGAGCGGTCGGGTGTTCGGGCACCTGGCCGCTTGGAACGAGTGCCACCGTGACGTGACGATGAACGCCTGCGTCCTGGCACCCCGCTCCCGCAAGGGTTACGCCCCGTTCCACTTGGGTGAGGTGTTCACGGCTGAGGGTGACAGCATCCGCGTCGGCAAGATCGTCATGGACACCCGTCACGCCGGGACCAACCTGCGCTACGCCGCAGCGGCCATCCACTACGACAACACCGGCGACGAGGTTGCTGTGGTCCGGGCCGGCGAGGACGAGTTCGGCATCTGGGTGGCCGGTGCCGTCGTCCCCGAAGCGGATGCCAAGAAGGTCGCCAAACTGCGTCGCTCCCCACTGTCCGGGGACTGGCGTCGCGTGGACGGCAACCTCGAACTCACGGCAGCACTGGCAGTGAACGTCCCGGCGTTCCCCGTGTTCGAGATGGACGCCGACGGGGAGCAGATGTCGCTGGTAGCGGCCGGGTCTGTGATGCACGAGGGCATGGAGCCCGACCACCAGGTGGAGTTCGAGGTGGCCAAGGACACCGACGGCGACCAGCAGGACCGGGCGTGGCTGCTGGAGGAGATCCTGGCCGACGAGCAGGCCATCCTCCAGTGGCAGCGGGCCCGGCAACTGGCGGACCTGTTCGCGGCCATGGGCGAGGAACCGCCAGCCGTACCGGGTGTGGACCCGGTCTACGGCGAGCCGGCCATGCTGACCCGACAGTTGGACGCCAGGTTCTCCATCGTTGAGGACACCCCGGGCGAGGACAATGACGGGGACGGACAACCCGACCAGGAGGGAGCCACCGATGACGGACAACAAGCCCCTGTACCGACACCTGTGTGAGGGTGGACCGTGGACCGGACGGTTCGCGGAGTCCCGTTCCGCGCAAGGGTTCTGGCTGGTGGACAAGTCCAACGACCGGGCCACCCCGTACACCTACGACGAGGCTTCTGGCACGTGGCGGGCCGGTGGCGCGGAGGGTTGGTCCCAGGTGAAGCGCCGTGGCGCCGACGACGGTCGCCTGGACGTGCGTGTGGTCGAGGACGCGGACCAGTGAGCACCAGTGCCACGCAGGTGATGCAGGACGCCGCTGATGACTGGGAGGCGCTGCCCGACTACCCGTCGGCGGTGTGCTCCGGGATCAAGGGCGACGGCAACCACCCCAGCGGCTACCACATCTCCTACAACGACAACCCGTCCGGCAACTACTCCATCACCCGGTCGCAGGACAAGCCACCGGACATGCCGAACGACAACAAGAGCGACGCATCAGCCATCGACATGTCCATGTCCACATCGGACATGGCCAAGTCGTACAAGAACTGGAAGCGGCTCTACGACAACCATTCGGACCCGCGACGCAAATACTTCAACGCGGTCAACTGCTACTCGGGGTCCGGGGACGCCAGGCGCCTGGACTTCCGGGCCAACACGAACACGGTCGCCACATCCGACCACAAGTGGCATGAGCACTGCGAATGGCACCGCAAGTACGCCCGTAGCCAGGACGCCCGCCGGGCGTACATCTCCATCGCTATGGGCCAGACAGTGGAGGAGTGGGAAATGGACGAGACCAGCATCGCCAGGAAGGTCCTCACCTATGACGAGGGGGACGTGGACCCCGACTACGGGGTACGCAACCGGCCATGGCGTGAGGACGCCCTGACCAACACCCACGTGCAGACCCGGTTCGCCTGGGAGGACACGTGGGACCATGTGCACCGCATCGAGGACTTGGTCAACGCGGTGACCGCCACCCTGGCCACTGTGGTGTCCACGCTGAACGCGCTCGTGGCTAAGGTTGACGAGATCGTCACCGAGGACCAGGAGACCGTCAACGCCGCCACAGCCGAGGCCCTACGGGCTGGCGCTGACGCTATCGACCCGGAGTAGACATGGCAGGGGAGTGGGGTACGCGAGAGGAGTTCCAACACCCGCGAGACTCGCATGGCCGGTTCCGTAACTCGTTCAAGATGTCCGGTGCCGCCATCGAGAAGATCTCCACGCTCCTGGAGGGGTTCAACCCCAAGACGTTCCCAACCAACGAGGACGCGGCCAAGTACACCAACGGCATAGCGGCATCCAAGCAGCGTGGGCCACGGGCCAACAAGCTCATGGAACGGCTGCTGGCCAACTACCCGCAGATGAACGCGAAACTCCGGGCCCGTGACGACTCTGGCCCGGACATCGCCGCGATGGACGCATCCATGGCCCCGCTGCCCGATCAGGTCATCCTGTCCCGGGTGGTGGGGCCCGAGGCGTTCGGACTCAAGCCTGAGTCGATTGCCCGGATGGAGGAGTACACCGGCAAGCTGGTCGCCGACCGTGGCTACTCTTCCACGAACATCGGTACACCGCTGGCCGGTGGGCAGGGACCGTCCATCACGATGGTCATCGCTGTCCCGGCTGGCACGAGAGCCGTGGTCCCCTCGGCTGACAGCCCCACCCGCGAGGTCGTCCTGGACCGGGAGCAGCCGCTGCGCATCACCAAGGTCACCCCGGATGGCAAGGGTGGCTTCTACGTGATGGCCGTGGCCACCGAGAAAGGGTCGGTCGGCAACAAGCGGACCAAGAAACTCGGCACCCGGCTACGCAAGGGCCAGGAGGAGAAGGATCTCCAACTCCCCGAGACCCCGGTCACCGCTCCCGCCCCAGCCCAGGCGCCCAACGCCCCCCAACAGGCCCCAGCGGTCCAGGCACCGACCGTTGAGCAGGGGCCGGTGCGCCCGAAGCAGGGACGCCCAGCCGGACCCGGTCCTGGTGAGCGCAACGAACCGGTCGCTGCGGAGTCCATCGGCCCTGGTGGCAAGACCGCGAAGCCCGCTGACCAGCCACAACCCGCTGAGAAGGCCCCTGAGGTCGCGGGACCGGCACCCAAGGCGTCACCCACACCTGCCCCTGAACCGGCGCCAGCGGCCACGCCAGAGGCCCCGAAGGCCCCCGCCAAGGGCGAGCCCAAGCCGACACCGGAGCCGGGGCAGTTGCCCTCCCACGAGGAAGTGGCCCTGAGGATCCAGGCCGAGGAGCGGGAGAAGCGTCGCCGGTTCGCCGACGAACGTCGCCAGCGCGAGGACTCCCAGGCCCGCAGGGACAAGGACCAGGAGCGCAAGTCCCGGGAGGTGGCTGCCGAGCAGCGTCGTCTGCGTGCCGAGGCCGACGAGCGTGCCGCCCTGGACGCCCAGGTCATGGAGATCGGCGCCCGGATCGGGGAGCCGCCACCGAAGGACCAGATGACCCGGCGTCTGCTCGCGCTCATGGACGACTCGGTCAAGTCGCACCGTGTGTCAAGGAAGAAAGCAGCGCAGACGGTACGTGGGTCGTCCCTGCGTAACGAGTCCCCGGAGCACAAGCGGTTCCTGGACAAGTACGCCGACTCCCTTGCACCCGAGGTGGCGGTCCAGCCGGACAGTGTCGGGCTCATCCACCAGACGGTCCCGGAACTACGCGCCAAGGCCCGCGACGAGAAGGTGACGATCCCCAAGTCTGTCCGGACCAAGGACGCCATCGTTGACTTCCTGGCCGACAAGCTCGCCGAGAAGGACGCCACGACGCGTGAGGCCGCGCCACAGGCCCCGGTGGCAGTCCCCACGCCCGCCAAGGCTGCCCCTGCCCGGCTCACCCCGAGCATGGCCGTGGGGAAGACGAACGCCAGCCGGGTCGAGCCGGGCACCACGGTCCTGGTCCGGCAACGCCCGGACGGCACCTGGGAGGCGTCGACCACCAAGACCGGCGCCACCCCCATGACCGTCACCCGCAAGCAGGCCATCCAGTACAAGGGCCGTGGCGGGGTGCGGGTCAGCGGGACAGGCCCGGACGGCCAGGAGATCACCATCAAGGATGGTCCGGGCATCCAGACGTTCTGGGTCTCCGAGCCGGGGGCAGCCAGGCCGGCACGGGCCACCAAGCCGAAGCTCAGTGACACCGAGCAGGTTGACCTGGTGAAGCAGGCTTACGAGGACCTGCGCAAGGGCGGGGACTTCGTGTCCATCGCCGACCTGCGCGACCGGATGACCAAGGCCGGGTTGTCGCGGGCCGAGCAGGACCGCATCCTCACCCGGTTGGAACGGGACCCGAGTGTCAACATCGTCCCGCAGTCCAACCAAAAGGTCCTCACCGACCGCGAGCGGGCTGCCGCCATCCACATCGGTGGCCAGGACAAGCACGCCCTGTTCATCGAACCGACTGGCCGCATCGGCGGACCGGCACCTGAGGTGGGGTCGGTGGCCCCGAAGCAGTGGGGCGAGGTCCCGACGTGGCTGTCCGGGAAGTCCGATGACGAACTCCAGAAGGCCATGCGGTCGATCTTCAACCGTCCGCCGTCACCGGCGCGCGACATCGCCCTGGACGCCATAGACGCGGAACTGACCCGCCGGGAAGGTGTCAAGAAGCTGGAGGCCCGCTCTCGTGACATCGACACCGAGGCGGATGCCCACCTGGAGTCCGGCGGTGCCTACACCGACCTGGACATGGACCCGACCGCCCTCGAACACGCCCAGCGACTCGGTCTCATCGACGCCAACCGGCGCCCCGGTGAACGGCGGGAGCAGGCCCTGCGACGCATGTACAAGGAGCACGTCCACAACCAGTGGCTCCAGGCCGAAGAGGACACCAACGGGGTGCTGTTGAACCGTGCCGGCGTGCAGGCTGGGATCTCACCCCTGGTCCTGTGGGGCGCCAGCCTGGACCGGGCCCGCAAGTACAGCAGCCCGGAACTCGCTCAGTGGTGGGCCGACCACGGTGGCCGGTCGACATACGATGACTTCAGGGCCCAGTGGTTGGGTGGCCGGGCAGCCCGTCAAGCGGCCGAGGCCAAACGTGGCAAGGGCCGGGGGAGGGACTTCGAGCTATGAGCGTTCCCACCGAGAAGGACATCGCCAGGGCGCAGGCCCTGGGACGCATGGCAGCCAGGACCAACCGTCCCGTGACGGAGATCCCTTACCCTGTGAAGCAGCGGGCCCTACGTCGCAGGTGGGTCCAGGCGTACCTGGACGCTGGTGGCGGGGACCTTAACGAGCAGTGAGGAGACCATCATGGGATGCAACTGTGGCGGGGGCAGTTCCCCCGAACAGCAGGCCAAAGAGGCAGCGGAGCAGGAGAACTTCACCGTGACCCTGCCGGACGGCACCACCAAGACCGTCAAGGGTGAGCACGCGGCCAAGGTGGCTGTCACCGTGGCGGGCGGGGGCCGGTACTCCAGAGGGTAGTTGACATGTGACTCGGCTCGGACGTACCTTGATCGTCAGGTGGTCCGAGCCGAGAGCCGCGCCGTGCACTGCCGGTGGCTGGAGCCGAGAGCCGCGCCGGGAACCCGACAAGTTCCTAGCGTGAGGACCGGATCCCCATGACTTTCCAGATCCCAGACTCGAACCTGGGGCAGTTCACCGTCACCGCTCTCAGCGGCATGGTGAACGAGGCCAAGGCCGAGTACGACGCACTCAAGGCGAGCGTTACCCCCGAGACCGTCACCGACGAGCAGATCGCGCGACTGCGTGAACTGCACGAGTTCACCCTTGTCACCGTCCCAGCAGAGGTCACCGGCCGTGACCGTCGGGCAGCGGAGTTCGCAGCCCTGGACACCCCGGCCACCGCCCCTGAGGGCGAGGACGACACCACTGACGCGGAGCCCGACCCGGAGCCGGTAGCGGCCGTGGTTGCCTCCACCAAGGTCTCCGTTGCCACGCTCGCCCAGAACAGCGACACCCCGGCCGCGACGGCTGTGCTCACCATCGAGCGTCCGCGCTTCTCGTCCCTGGTCGCAGCAGCCGGCGTCGCCGACTACGAGGCGGGTTCCGAGTTCGGTTCCATGCTGGACGTGGCCAAGGCGTTCGAGGCCCGGTCGGCTGGCTTCACCAGCCACGGTGCCGGTGCCGGTGCCGCCCCGGTCGTGAACCACTACCCGGTGGCGAAGCTGGTCCGTAACTACCCGGACGAGTTCAGCGTTGACGGTGACGCCACCGACTACGCCAAGCTGCTCAACGTCATTGACGAGAAGCGGCTGCCGGGCGGGTCCCTGCTGAACGCGGTCGAGATGCGCCGCAAGGAGATCGAGTCCACCGGTAGTGGCGACGCCCTCGTCGCAGCGGCCGGCTGGTGTGCCCCGTCCGAGACGGACTACTCGATCTGTCTCCAGATCACCACCGACGGTCTGCTGGACGCCCCTGAGGTCCAGGCACGGCGTGGCGGCATCCGGCACAACACGGGCCTGGACTTCGGCACGATCTTCGCCGGTCCGGCTTCTGGCACCACGGGCTTCTTCAACCTGACCGAGGCCCAGGTCGCCGCTGGCACCACCAAGACCTGCCTGGAGATCCCGTGCCCGTCCTTCGTGGACGACCGGCTCGGTGTCACCGGCCTCTGCCTGACCGGCAACATCCTGTCGATCCGGGGCTACCCGGAGTTCACGGCAGCGTTCGTCAAGGGTGCCATGGCCGCGTCCGCGCACCAGGTCAACGCCCTCCAGATCGCCGCGATCATCGCTGACTCGACTGCGGTCAACCTGACTGCCGCGAACCCGTGGTCCACCGACTCCTCGGTCGTGTCCCAGGTCATGTCGGCCGTGGAGATGGCGACCGTCGACATCAAGTACCGGCTGCGGATGCAGCAGTCGGCGACCCTTGAGGTCGTGCTGCCGTTCTGGATCCTCGCGCAGATGCGGGCGGACTGGGTGCGGCGCAACGGTGGCGACTACGCCAACACGCTCACCCTCGCCGACGCGGAGATCACTTCCGCGTTCGCGAAGCGTGGCGCCCGGCCGCAGTTCGTCTACGACTGGCAGGACGCGTTCGCGACCAACGGCGCCGTCACCGGTATGCCGGGCCTCGCGACGCCGATCTCCGCGTTCCCGTCGACCCTCCAGTTCATCGTCTACCCGGCAGGTACGTGGGTCCGGGCAGTCTCCGACGTGATCACGCTGAACTCGGTGTACGACTCGACCAAACTGGCCACCAACCAGGTCACCCACCTGTTCACGGAGACCGGCTGGAAGATGATCCGCATGTGCCCGCTGTCGCGGGTCTACACCGTGCCGATCTGCCCGAGCGGCCGGACCGGCAACCAGCAGACCATCGTCTGCGCGTAAGCCGTCGTCGGGGGGCCTGTGACCCGGGCCCCCCGACCCGCTACGCAGGAAGGAGAAGCTGGTGCCGATCATCAATGGTCCTCTACTTGTTGAGACACCACAGCCACCCCAGCGCCAGTACGGCATCTTCGACGTGGCGCTGGGACCCATGCCGTTCCCGGACCAGAACGCGGGTGCCAGTGGCATCACCTACGTCCCCGACACGTGCGAGGACGATGTCTTCGTCGTTGCCCTGAACTGTCCCCCGATCACCGGGACGAAGACGTTCAGCGGCAACGAGGCAGCCGTCTCCGGGCAGGCGTTCGCGGTCATGACCTCGTACACGTGCGGGAGTCTCGGCTACTCGTTCGAGGAGTCCGAGCGCAAGGTCCGTACCCGCATGTCGCTGCGCGAACAGCGGGCTGTGGAGCGGCGGCTGTGGCAGGGATCGACCGGCGTGCTGGGCACGATCACCGGCCAGTTCCGTAACGCCACCAACCTCGGTTCGGCCGGCTGCCCCGTGACAGCGGTACAACTGCTGGAGCAGGCGCTCGCCGACAACGGCATCGTGGGGGGCATCATCCACGCCCGACCGGGCATGGCAGCGCACCTTGCGAACAACCACCTCATCGACCAGGCCGGACGGGTCAAGCAGACCCCGCTCGGTACGCCGTACGCGTTCGGTCAGGGCTACGACGGGACCGGGCCCACCGGTCAGGCCGCCACAGCCACTACCGAGTGGATGTACGCCAGCGGTCGGGTGGCCATCTGGCAGGACGCCGAGGTCTTCGTCCCGCCACCACGGCAGACGTTCGACAAGGCCCTGAACCAGATGATGCTGATCGCCGAGCGCATGTACATCACCACTGTCGAATGTGGGGTGTTCGCGGTCGAGGTGACCCGGACCTGCACCACGGCGGGGAGTGCGTAATGAGCGACGACAAGGTGACCATCTGGCCGGTCGACTTCGCGGTCCTGCTGGACCTGGCCGACCACCCCTACGACGTGGCGACGACCACCGACACCCCCACCACGGGTGCGGTGGTCAGCGCCGAACTCGCCAAACGGTACGAGCGTTACCAGTCCCTGTCCGAGACCTCGTCGCCTGAAGAGCCGAGGAAGCGCGGAAAGTCGCGCAAGGAGCCCACTTCCGAGACGGAGGAGACCGCGACATGACAGCGGTGTGTTACACCCCATGGAAGGTGCCCCGGGTCCGGGTCACCCAACTCAACTCGTGTGGCCAGGCGGTCACCGGCTGTTCGACCGTGGTCTCCAGTGGCATCATCTCGATCGCCATGACCAAGGAGTACGAGGAGCGCCAGGAGTTCTTCGTCAAGAACGGCAATGGCGACTTCTGCGTGAAGGAGACCAACCCACCGATCCTCAAGTGGATCAACCTGGAGTTGACCTTCTGCAACGTCGACCCGGAGATGCTCAACATCGTCACCGCCGAGCCGCTCGTCCTGGACGACTCCGCGCTCACCCGGGCCACCGGCTTCTCCACCCAGGAGGGCTCGGCAGCCAACGCGAACTTCGCGTTCGAGGGCTGGTCGCTGATCTCGGGGGCATCGGTCGCCTGTACCGGTGGCACGGAGTACGGGTACACCCTGTTCCCGTGGGTCGCTGAAGGCACACTCGGTGACATCACCTGGCAGAACGACACGGTCACGTTCACCTACAGCGGTCGGACCAAGGCCAACTCGCTGTGGGGCACCGGCCCGTACAACGTGGACCTGTCCGATAACGCCGGCACCCTGAACACACCGATACGGCTGCTGACGCCGATCCTGTCCACGCAGCACCACCGGATGTTCCTGTCCCGGCTGGCACCACCTACAGCGGCGTGCGGTTGCACGCAACTCACGTCCCTGTAGCATCCCTGCCATACCCCCCGGTCCCGTACCAGCGCTTGGAACCCGATGAAGCGGGACCGGGGGAGCAAGGAAGGTAGGCCATGGCGACCAACACCACCCTCCCCTGCAACTGGCAGGTGGATGTCTCCTGCTGTGACGCCGAGTTCTGGGCAGGGTTGTCGCCGGCCACACAGCAGGCTGCCAAGGACTACGGCGCGTTCACCGTGTGGGCTGCCACCGGGCGCCGGTTCGGTGGCTGCGAGCGCACAGTGCGTCCCTGCTACCAGAACTGCCAGAGTGGCACGCTCGGCTACTACTGGGCGGACGGCACATGGCGCCCCTACATCCTCAACGGTCTGTGGCGTAACTGCTTCGGCAGTTGCTCGGGCATCTGTTCATGCGAACCGGCGTGCCAGGTGTACCTGCCCGGACCGGTCCTGGCAATCTCCCCCACCGGGGTAAGCCAGAACGGGTCCATCGTCCCGGTCAACGCGTGGCGCGTGGACAACGGCCAGTGGCTGGTCCGCACGGACGGCACCTGCTGGCCCGCCTGCCAGGACTGGGACGCTGACATCACCGGGGCCAACACCCTGTTCGTTACCTACACCAAAGGCCAGGAGGTTCCTGGCATCCTGCTCCGCGCGGCCGGTGAACTGGCCTGCGAGTGGGCGAAGTCCTGCGCCGGGGCTGCGTGCCGCTTGCCGCAGCGGGTCCAGTCGGTGGCCCGCCAGGGTGTGACGATCCAGATGGTCCCACTTGACGACCTACTGAGAGCCGGGCTTACCGGGGTCCCGACAGTGGACCAGGTGATCAGGAACTTCAACCCGTACGGGCTGGCAAGCCCGATGAAGATAGCGTCACCGGATGACCCGGTCGTACGGATGACGACGATCGCATGAGCGACATCCAGATCCGGCTCCTCGCCGATGCGCTGCTGGGATGCCTGTGCACCGCTGTCGCCGCGAACCCGAACCCACCCGCGAACTGCTGTTTCCGGGTCGGTACGGAGGTCGCCCACGACATGGGCCAGGAGGAGGACCTGTGCTGCGAGGGTCTCGCGTACGTGAGCCTCGGTGACGTGTTCCCTTCGGTGGCCTCGTTCCCGGAGCAGGACATCGTGCGCCAGGTCGACGGCAACTGTCCGCCGGCAGCCTGGAACATCACGTTCCAACTGGGCATCGTGCGGTGTGTCCCGGTCGGGGACGGCAACTTCCCGCCCTCGTGTGAGGAGTGGAACGCGTCCGCGATCCAGGGCTTCCATGACGCCCAGGCGCTCCAGGCTGCCGCGTGCTGCTTCCGCCGCTACGTGGTCAACGGTGACACGTTCCCCGGCATGTCCATGGTGATCACCCGCCAGTCCCCAGGTGTCGTGCTGGGCGGGTGCACGGAACGCAAGCTGGTCGTCGCAGCCCAGGTCCCCAACTGCGAGACGTGCTGATGGCCAGTAAGCCTGCCATCGTGGACCCGTTCAAGGACCTGCGGTTCGCCAACGTCCGGGCGCTCAAGGTGTTCAACGACTGGGAGCGCGGGGAGGTCCGTCACGTGGCGGTGGACTCGTTCGTGGCATCCTTGATCGTGAACGGCTACCTGGAGGAAGTGCACTGACGGGAGGTGTGGGATGACGAAGATCCGCATCAACCATGCCCAGGTCGCCATCACCGCGAACCGTCTCACGACCCGCTACATGCGTAAGTCGGTGGCCCGCATCCACGCTGAGGCTGTCATCAACGCGTCCACCGGTCCGTACACGACCGGTCGGATGGCGTCCTCGGTCACCAGTCACGTATACACGTCCGGCCTGAAGGTCCACGCCCGGGTGGGCTCGGACCTGCGTTACGCCGCGTTCTCCGACACTGGCACCGCTCCCCACGTGATCCGACCCAGGGGACCCGGGTACCCGTTGCGGTTCTACTGGCGCAAGGTGGGCCGCGTGGTACGGTTCCGGAAAGTCAACCACCCGGGCCAGAGGTCCAAGGGTTGGCTCACCGACCCGTTGGTCGCCGAGGCACGTAGGCGTGGATGGAAAGTGGTCATCAGTGACTGAGAAGAAGCCGATCACCATCAAGGGCCGCGAGATCATGGTCATGATGATGACTGACACGCAGATCATGCTGCTCAACCGCGAGGTCCGGCGGTTGGAGAAGATGGTCGGGCCTGAGGGCCAGGTGTCGAAGGAGAACGTCCGGACGGTCTTCGAGCACACGGCCCGGCTGCTGGACATGCTGGAGAACCGGGTCGTGGAGACCGATGACCGGGAGTACCTGTTCAACCTGATGATGGCCGGCGAACTTGAGATCGATGAGATCATGCCGATCATGAGCGTGTTCACTGACGACGCGCCAGCGGCACCGACCAAGCCGAAGGTCACCCGTGGCCGTCCGGTCAAGCGCCGCTAACCCGCCACCCCCGGTAAACATCCCCAAGCTGGTAACCGACCCGCTTGCCTCGCTGGCGTGCCATCCGGTCAACGTGAGCATGGCCGGTCATGAGGTGGTCATCCCTGCCCTGAGCGCTCATGAGTGGTTGTCGGTGCTCATGGGCGAGGACTTCACCACCGACGCGGTGTTCCCGGACCTGTGCGAGGACCCGGACGTGGTCGAGGACGCCCTGATGGACGGCCTGGTCACCGTGGAAGAGGTGGCCCAGTTGGCGCTGGACTGCATCTCCACAGCCGGTGGACGCCCGTGGTGGGTGGTGTTGCGCCTGGTCAAGACGGTGCAGGGTTCCTGGGACGCGGTGGGCGGGGAGTTCGTCCTGCGCCAGGTGCCGACCGGTTCGATGAGCCTGGCCGCGTGGTGCGACGTGGCCACCCTGATCCTGATCCGTGCGCTCGGAGAGAACGACAAGGTCAACTCGTTCCTGATGCAGCTTGACATGCCCCCTCCCGGCCAGGAAGTCGAACTCGAACCGATGGACGCGAACCAGTTCCTGTCTATGATGTGATCAGCAGCGCCTCTCCTATGTAGCCTGCCCCCTGTAATGCACGGAGGGTGGTGGCTGCGTTGGCGGACTCGCTCGGGGATGCCTACATCGAGGTGCACGCGGACACTGACCCGTTCCGGCGTGAACTGCCCAAGGACCTTGACAAGATCGGCAAGCAGTCCGACGCCCTCATGGAGAAGGTCGGCGAGAACTGGGGCAAGCACCTGGGTGAGGGCACCCGTACCGAGATCCGCAAGCAGTTGCCCGGGGTCATCAAGGAGTTCGAGAAGGGCGCACGGGCAGCGAAGATCAAGATCGATGGGGACTGGTTCCGCATCGACCGGTCCGGGCGCATCCGTGACCTCGGTGGCCGGTTCGTGGAGATGTTCCGCGAGGAGACCGAGAAAGCGTTCAACGTCCTGTCCCGACCCGGGGGGCCCTTCTCCCAGATCGGTGAAGGACTGTCCGACGCCATCGGGGCCGGGTTCAACGTCAGCGGCAAGTCGCCCCTCATCTCCGTGCTCGCCATTGCCGTGGGCGGCCTCGTCGGGGTCATCCTGGCAGCCGTGCAGGCCGCGAATGCCCTCGTGGCGGTCCTGGCCACCATCCCCGCCCTCATTGGCGCCATCGGGCTCCAGGCCGGTGTGCTGATGCTCGCGTTCGATGGGATGGGCAAAGCGATCCAGGGTGCGTTCGCCGCGAAGAACGCCCACGAACTGCTGGTCGCCATGAACGGCCTGGCACCCTCGGCCAAGGACTTCGTACGGTCCCTGCTCCCGGTGCGGGACTTCTTCAAGCAGATCAAACTGCTGCTCCAGGAGAACTTCTTCGCCGCGTTCGGCAACAGCGTCACCAAGGTCTTCCAGGCCCTGGAACCGGTCCTGCGTGGAGGGCTACCCCAGTTGGCGACCTCGCTGGGGTTCCTGTTCCGCCAGATCGCCCTGTTCTTCGCCTCGCCCACGTTCAAGACGTTCCTGGAGACCGTCATCCCGGCCACCCTGCGCTGGCTGGGGGAGTTCACCCCGTCGCTGACCGTGTTCCTGAAGGGCCTGATCGCCGCCTCCACAGCAGCGATCCCGTTCCTGGAGCGGCTGGGACGGCTGTTCAACCAGGAGTTCAAGTCCTTCGGGCAGTGGCTGTCCCAGCAGGTCTCCTCGGGGAAGTTCCAGGAGTGGCTGGACTCGATGGTCAAGACCCTGAACTCCCTTTTCAACCTGTTCGATGGGTTGGTCGGGTTCGTGAAGACGTTCATGGAGCAGTTGGACAAGGCCGGTGGCAAGGGGCTCATCGATGAACTGGTCGAGGGCCTCAACCGGCTGATCTTCCTGCTGGAGTCCCCGGCCGGGCAGAAGTTCTTCGAGGGTCTCGTCTTCTGGGGCAAGCTGTTCATCGACCTGACCTTCGGGTTGATCTACGCGTTCGTCCTGTTCACCGCCGGACTCCAGGCCGCTGGCGAGGCGATCCTGGCGTTCTTCGAGTTCCTCGGCGGGAAGATCATCGAGTTCGACAAGAAGGTCCTGGACTGGGTAAACCGGCGCATCGAGGATTTCAAGAAGTTCAAGGACAGCGCCGTCAACGCGTTCGCCAAGGCCATCGAGGCCGTCGCCGACTTCTTCCGCCAACTACCCGGACGCATCGGCACCTTCGTCTCCAACATCGCCCGGGACCTGTGGAACGCCGGGATCAACGCTGGGCGTGGACTCATCAACGCCATCGGTACCGGCATCGAGAACAGCAAGAACTGGCTCATCAGCAAAGTGAAGTCGATCGTCGCCTCGATCACCGCATGGCTGCCCGGGTCCCCCGCACAGGTCGGACCGCTGTCCGGCAGCGGCTATGCCTTGTACCGGGGCCAGGCACTCGTCAAGGACCTCGCAGCCGGCATGGAGTCCCAGGTGGGGGTCATCCGTACGGCATCGGCACAGGTCGCCGGCAGCGTGTTCAACACCAACCTGAACTTCTACGGACAGCAGCCCACCGAGACTCAGGCGACAACGGCAGGCAGGGCTGTGGCAGGGCAACTGGAGTCCCAGATCGCTATGCGGGACATGCGACTAGCGGTTAGGACGATGTAGCGGTGGCCAACTACAACCCGTACGGTCCCCACGTCCTCGGCCAGGAATGGGTCCCGATCCGCGAGGAGAGCGAGACCTTCGTCGCGGGCAACCCGGACCACTTCCGGGGCCAGCAGATCACCCTGACCGCCAACTACACCGTCAACGAGGCCCGCTTCTACGTGCCCGAACCGTTGGTGGGCACCGGGTTTACCCACTTCGGCCAGACCGCCTCGCTGGAGGTGTACCCGGCCGGCCAGGAAGCCCTGTCGGGCCCGATCCGGCGTGTCCTCATCCCCTGCAACGCCAGCAGCACCACAGGTTCGGGTGCGGACATCTTCCTCAACAACGCCACCAACATCGCCTCTGCGTTCTCCAACGCTGACGACACCGGCACCCTGTCTGTGATGTACCGGGCCACTTACGGCACGGCACCGGGGTTCACTGCCTACTTCTCCGGGGCCGCGTTCGCCAACGCGCTCAACGGCCGGCGGATCCTCGGTATCAACGTCCTCTACGCTTTCCGCAACTTCGGGGCCGTGGAAATCCTCACCCGGCAACTGCTCCAGCAGGCCGGGTTGAACATGCAACTGGCCTCCGACGCACAGAACTACTTCATCGGTGGCGGCAACGCGGTGCCCCGCTACGACACCACCGTGCCAGCCACCCAGTCCGTTGTCATCGGCGCGGTAGGGGCGACCCTGTTCCGGGTGGCGCTGCCCGGGTTCAACCCGTTCTGGAACGGCACCACCAGTCCCGCCAACGGCGAGGTGCTGCCGTGGGTCCCCGCCGACCTGGCCCGGTTCGAGGCCACAGCAGCGAACCGGTACGGCATCCGGGTCGGCTACTTCTCCTCCGGGCTTGGTGGTGTGGCGAGTTCGGAGACCCAGTGGGGCTACATGGCCCTGGAGGTGCTGTACTGCGACGAGGCGCGTGTCCTCGTCGGCGGGACGGTGTCCTCCACGATGTGGACGTCCACGAACTCGATCGTCATCCGCAACATGGCCAGGGCCTCCAGTCCGACCATCGGACCGGGTGCGTTCACCGTCGCCATGCGACCCTTCCACCTGGCGTCGGGCTACTACCCGAACCTGGTCAACCCGAACATCCAGGCCAGTACGCTGCGCCACCTCTACCCGCTGCCCACGGTGGCCGGGACCCTCACCCGGGTCCCGTACCCGTACACCGACCTGGCCGTGGTCGGGAAGACGTTCACCGCTGAACCCACCGACATCGTCCCCCAGTTCACCCTCCACCAGCCCGGTGGCGTGGTCCCCGACGCCCACCCGTACGGCCTCCAGGCCCGCGCGGAGGTGTGGGGCAGCGTGACCGCCACGCAGGAGATCCGTGACGACGTGGACACGGGCACCAACCCGTACAGCCAGGTCCGGTTCATGGCCCGCCGGTATGGGTCGACAACGGTGCCGCTGGTCCTGTCGTCGGCTGTGTTCCCGGCCTCCACGGCACAGATCACCCCCAACGAGTTCGACGCCCTCCCGGAGGTCATCGACGGGTGGAAGGAAGTCACCCTACGGTTCGGGACCCCGGCCGCGATGGGTGGTGGGTCCCTGCCGCAGTGGCGTTGGACGGCAGCGGGGGAGATGGCTGTCAACCGCTGGGAGGTGCTGGGCGCCTCGGCGATTGCGGTGTCTGGCGTGCCGGGCAACAACTGGGGCACCCCGGCCGTGTACGCCCTCGGTGCGGCCACCTACGGGGAGCCGGCCTCCGGGACGATCGTCAACCTCGGCTGGGTGCCTGGATGGGCCCCCATGGTGTCGGCGACCACCGACGACCCAGCCTCGGACGCGTTCGTCATCTTCTCCACCGAACCGGCCTCAGGCACCATCTCAGTGGGCACCGGGTCCACGGCCCTTGTCGTGTCGGACCCGAACTGCCCGCCACAGGTGGCTGGCTGCGTGCCACGGTCAATGGACAACAAACGGATCACCTGGGGCCTCCTGGCCGGTGCGTCACTGGACACGTTCACCCGTACTGTCGCGGCCGGTAGCTGGGGCGCCACCGATGTGGGCCAGGTGTGGACACTGGACGGCACAGCAGCCAACTACCTGGTCAACGGTACGCAGGGGGTCCACTCCCACCCGGCCGCTGCGGCCACGTCCATGGCGTCGATCATCGACGTGGGCACACCGGACCAGGAGGTGCTGTTCGACTTCTCCGCTGACGCCCTGGACACCACGGGCCTGGTCATCGGGGTGCAGTTGCGTCGCACCGACAACAACAACTACTACCGGCCGCAGGTGATCCTGTCCTCCACGGGTGCGGTGGACTTCTCCATCAACAAGCGGGTCGCGGGCGTGCTGTCCACGGTCACCAGCTACACGGTGCCTGGACTCCAGTGGGCTGTCCCGACGGTGTTCCACATGCGGGCACGCGTGTCCGGGAACCAGGTGATGGCCCGTATCTGGATGGACACCCAGCCGGAGCCCCCGGTCTGGATGGTCATGGCCACTGACAACTCCCTGCTGACCGGCAACCAGTTGGCGCTCATCTCGGCGGACACGAACGCCGGTGGCGGTGTGATCAACGTGTTCTTCGACCACTTCACCGCCCAGTCCTCCGACTTCGGGGCCATCGAACTGCAACGCTACGACTCGGTCGACGCCCAGTTCACCACGATCATGTTGAGCAGTCAGGCTGCCGTCACCGGGTTCACCGACTGGGAGTACCGCATCGGTGTCCCCCCGGTCTACCGGTGGCGCACCCGTAACGTGTACGACTTCGCCGGGGTGTGGTCCCCGCAGGTAACGGGCACGTCCACAGCCCCGGGCGTGGTCGGTGCCACCGTGGGCCTGCTCATGTTGTCGTCCAACTACCGCCAGGACGGCAGTAGGGTCCTGGCGTACTCGTCGGCGTGGGACGGCAACCCGCAGGAGGACTTCGCGTGGCCCGAGGGTCAGCAGACCGTGTTCCAGCCCATGTACGACAAGAACTTCCCGACCGCGTTCCGTCCAGTCGAGCGGGGTGGTGAGACGTTCTCCCGCAACGTGCTCATCAACGCCCTGGGGATCCCTGCCGCCGCGAGGGCGAACGGGTTCAAGTCGATCCGGGACATGGCATGGGACCAGTTGCCGTACGTGTGCGTGCGTGACGAACTGGGCAACCGCTGGTACGCGACGATCATGGTGCCGCAGGGCAACCGCAAGCGGATGGTGGCCGCAGGGCACCTGAACATGGCGCAGGTGAACGTGGCCGAGGTGACGGACACACCGTTCCCGGTGGACCCGGCGGTGGCCCCGTGATCATTGACCGGAAGTTGGCCCTGGCTGACACGTTCATCGACCTGTACGCGGGCGTAGGGCAGGTTACCCAGTCGTTCCGGTTCACCCTCATGAACGGGGCCACGAACCAGCAACTGGGGGAGATCCACCCGATCCGTACCGCCACCCTGACCCACGACACGACGCGCACGATCAAACGGCAGTTGCGTCTGGCGCTGGGGGTCACCGACGCGGCCGACATCAACCCGGCCAGTGACCGTGTCGACGTGACCATGACCGTGGCTGGCGTGGACTACCCACTGGGTCGGTACGTGTTCACCGACTACCCCCGCCAGGACTTCCTCAACGGGCAGTTGGCGGCTGCCGCCATGACCGACGAAATGATCATCATCGATCAGCAGGTCACGTCCGGGATCAGTGGCCGTAACCGGCTGGTCAACGTGGTCATCCAAGAGGTCCTGGCCCCATTCGACTACACCAAGGTCATCGCTGCCACGGACGGGTTGTTCTCCATCCAGAACTGGGGGCCGGGAGCCAACCGTGGACAGGTCCTGGAGGCGTTGGCGCTGACCGGTGACATGTTCTCACCGTGGTTCGACAACAACCGGGTGCTGCGGTTCATCCGCAGTTTCAACCCGGCGGACTCGGTCCCCAACTTCGACTTCGACGCCGGTAACGCCGTCAACCGGGACTCGATCGTGCACACCGACGACACCCTCACCGCACCGAACCAGTACGTGGTCATCTCCAACGCTGGTCCCGGCACCGCTGCGGTCACCGGGACCGCGAACATCCCCGACTCGGCCCCCCACTCGATCGCCAACCGTGGCTTCGCCGTCCCTGAGGTGTTGGACCTCCAGGCCAACGACACCGCCCAAGCGGTCGCAATGGCCCAATCGCTGGCGATCACGCAGACTGTGGCCGAACGGGTGAGCCTCGTGACCGCGCTGGACCCCCGCCATGACTCTTATGATGTGGTCATCTGGCAGGGCGAGAAGTGGCTGGAACTCGGATGGGCCATGGACCTGGAAGCCGGCGGCGGAATGAGTCACACGATGCGTAAGGTCTACTCATGACCGGTGATGACCTGACAGCGGCGATTGCTGGTCAGAAGGCGCTCGTCTCGAACGCCCGCCGGCTCGGACTGACCTGGTCCATACGTCGGGCCTCCGTCGCCTCACCCACCGAGGTGATCCTGGACGGGGACGAGGACGCCACCGAGATCGAGGCCACGTTCCTCACCGGCACCCAGACCATTGGCACCCGGGTCACCTGTCTCCTGATCCCTCCTGGGGCCGTGTTCGTGATCGGGGTCAACGACGCCGGGCCGTTCCCCGGCGGGAAGGTCGCCAAGCTACGTCAGACCGCAGACCAGTCCTGGGTGTCTGGTGCTGCCACGTTCGTGGACTTCGGGTCAGCCGAGTACGACCCGTTCGGCGGGTGGGGGGCAAGCACCAACCCGTCACGGTGGAACGTCCCGGTCGACGGCTGGTACCACCTGTGTGCCCGCATCGTGTACGACGTGAACGCCACCTCCCGACGGTCGGTGTTCATCAACAAGAACGGCACCACGTCCGGCATCAACACGCTGGCCGGCACGTCGGTCCAGGCGCCTGCGAACGGCACCGCCCAGGTGTCCTGCGCCCAGGACGCCTACCTGGTGGTGGGTGACTACATCGGTGTGCGTGGCATCCAGAACGCGGGCGTGAACCTGACGATCCTTGCCGACACGGATGGTGGTGCCCAACTGGACGTGTCGTTCCTGGGGCCTGACCTGACGTAACCACGCAACAACACCCTGGGGAGGTTCCAGTGAAGGTCTACGTGCTCCCTGCGGACTCGCATGGATGCGGCCACTACCGGTTGATCTGGCCGGCTGACGTGCTGAAGCGTGCCGGTTTCAACGTCCACGTGATCCCGCCGAGCAAGACGACGGGGTTCGAGGCGAAGACGACCACGGACGCCAACGGGGTACAGCGGCTCACGTCGGTGGTGATCCCTGAGGACGCGGACGTGATCGTGATCCAGCGGCCAGCGTTCCCCGCCATCCCCAGCATGATCCAGATCCTGCGGTCGAATGGCGTCGCGGTCGTGGTGGACATGGACGACGACATGTCCAACATCCACCCCAACAACGCCGCGTACCACATCTACCGCCACGACTCCGGGACACCGTTCTCCTGGCGCCACTCCGACACGTCCTGCAAAGCAGCCACCCTGGTCACCACATCCACAGCCGCGCTCCAGAAGACATACGCCCGCCACGGCCGGGGCGCGGTCCTGGACAACTACGTCCCGTCCGCGTACCTCACCTTCCCCCGCCAGGAGACCGGCGCGTTCGGGTGGGCCGGGACCACCAGGAGCCACCCCAACGACCCGCAGGTGGTGTCCCAACCCATCAAGAAGCTCATCGATGACGGGTACAGGTTCCGGATCGTGGGTGGGGACGAGGGGTGCAGGGCTGCGTTCCGGTTGCCGTTCCGCCCAGAGATGACCGGCTCGGTGGGCCTGGAGCGCTATGCCAAGACCGTCGCGGACACGCTCGACGTGGGTATCGTGCCGCTGGACAACACTGCGTTCAACGCGTCCAAGTCCAGGCTGAAGGGCATCGAGATGATGTCGGTTGGTGTCCCATGGGTCGCCTCCCCCAGGGCTGAGTACCGTAAGCTGGCAAAGGACTCGGGGTGTGGCTTCCTGGCAGAGGGCCCCAAGGACTGGTACACCAAGGTCAAGGCGCTCATGGATGACGACGCCTTGCGCAAGGAACAGGCGCAGGCTGGTCGTGAGTACATGTTCCGCCAGACGTACGAGACGAACGCGTGGAGATGGGCGGAGGTCTGGCAGCGTGCCTATGACATCGAACGAGGGCGAGCGAAGAGCGCCACAGTCATCGCTTGACCGCAAGTACATCCAGGAGCACGAGGGCATCGGTACGTGGTGGCGGGAGGCGGACGGTCCTGACCGGGCCCTCATGGCTGGCCGGATCGTCGTGTGGGCCTGTGGGTGGTTCTCGTTCTACTGGCACCTGTTCCGCCAGGACGGGGAGATCGGGTTGGCCGGGCTCGGGATAATGATCGCGTTCGTGGCCCAAGGGTCCGTCATGCGTGAACTGCGCCAGGCACTCCTGGCCAAGGACTACGAGGAATGCGAGCACGAGGAATGATCTCCGCGCTCCTGCCGTCCCGGCACCGGTCGGACCTGCTCATCCGCAGCGTCGCCTCGCTGTACGACACCGCTGACAGGCCAGGTGGCGTGGAGGTCCTCATCTGCGGGGACCCCGACGACCCGAGGACCGGGGACACCGCCCTGGACCTGTGGCGCCAGTTCCCGGGCGTGCGGTACCTGATGGCCTACGAACGGTTCGGGTACGCCCAGTTCGAGCGGTACTACAACTTCATGGCCAACAGTGCCAGCGGTGACTGGATGATGCTGTGGAACGACGACGCGGTCATGCGTACCCAGGGCTGGGACACGGTGGTGGAGTCCATGCCGGTCGGCACGCTGTCGTTGCAGACCAACCAGGCCCCGCACAACATCTTCCCCGTGGTCCACAAACTGCTCATCCAGGCGATGGGGCACTTCTCCCTGTCCCGGCACTGCGACACGTGGGTCACGGACGTGGCCTCGGGGGCAGGCGTCTACCACCCGACCGCCGTGGAGGCGTTCCACGACCGCGCAGACCTGACCGGCAACAACCACGACGACATCTTCCGTGAGACGAGCGGCAACTACGCCACCCATGACTACTACGGTGAGGAACTGTCCGCGCTGCGCGGTAAGGACGTGGAGAAGGTCGTCGCGGCACTGGAGCAGTGGAGGGGGCAGTCATGAGGGTCCTGGTCACCGGGTCGAACGGGTTCGTTGGCCGACACCTGTCCAGGCGCCTGGAGGGTGACGGCCATGACGTGTGCGGGTTCGACGTGTCCCTGGACTCCACCGATGACATCCGCGACTACGACTCGGTCCGTCGTGCCATCGACCGGGTCCAACCGGACTACGTGTACCACCTCGCCGCCCTGGCCTACGTGCCTGAGTCGACCTCGGACACCCGACGCGCTTTCAACATCAACACGCTGGGTACGGTCAACCTGATGGAGGCCATCCGTCAGGCCGGCTCGGACGCCCGGGTGCTCGTGACCGGTACGTCCGAGGAGTACGGCTACGACGGGCATGAGGGCCCCATCACCGAGGACACCCGCCCCCGGCCCACGTCCCTGTACGGGGTGTCCAAGCTGGCTGCCGGGCTGTCCGCGCTCAACTACGGGGAACGCTACGGTGTCCCGGTGGTCGTCACCCGCACCACGAACCACACCGGTCCGGGCCAGCAGCGCACCTATGCGGTGTCCGCGTTCGCGCGACGGGTGGCGCTGGCGGAGAAGACGGGTGCACCGGTCCGGCACGGGAACCTGGACGCGGTCCGCTCCTACCTTGACGTACACGACGTGGTCAACGCCTATGTGCGGGCCATCGAACTGCCGTCAGCGGTCTATAATGTCAGCACGGAGACCTCCGTCACCATGAGATCCGTTCTCGCGTCACTGGTGACCATGGCGGACGGGCCCGTGGTCCTTGACTCTGCGGAGACGCTGTTCCGGTCCGCGAACGCGGTCGCACCGGTCGTGTCCAGTGCCAGGTTCCGTGGGCTCACCGGATGGTCGCCGACCGTACCGTTCGAGGAGACACTGAGCACCACCCTGGACTACTGGAGACGTTGTGTTTGAGGCCATCACGCGGTGCCGGTCGTGCGGGGAAGGGGACCTGTGGACGGTCCTGGACCTCGGCCACCAGTACCTGTCCGACTTCCGCCCGGACGGTTCCAAGCCGCCATCGGCGCCACTGGAACTGGTGCGCTGCGACCTCGGTTGTGGCCTGGTCCAGTTGGCGCACACCGTGGACCGCACGAACCTGTACACCGACAACTACGGGTTCCGGTCGGGTGTGAACGAGGGCATCGTCAACGACCTGAAGCGTGTCGTCTGGACCGGTCTGGACTACGTCCGTAGCGGTTCATGGCTGGACATCGCCAGTAATGACGGGACCCTGCTGTCGTTCGTCCCCAAGTCCTTCTACCGTCACGGGTTCGACCCGGTCACCAAGTTCAAGGTAGAAGCCGAACAGCACGCGGATGTGGTCACTGACGATTTCTTCACGGCGAAGGCTTGTGACGGGCGTCTTTTTGATGTGGTCACATCCATCTCGATGTTCTACGACATCGATGACCTTAACGGGTTCGTGTCGGAGGTCAAGTCGGTCCTGGCGCCCGAGGGTGTGTGGGTCATCCAGCAGAACTACCTGCTCGACATGCTCCAGCAGGGGGCTGTGGACAACGTGTGCCACGAGCACCTGACCTACTTCTCCCTCAACACCCTGTCCACCCTGCTGAACCGCCACAACCTGAGGGTCGTCAAGGTGGAGCGGTCCAACGTCAACGGTGGCGTCATCCGCACTGTGGTGGTCCACGCGGACAGCCAGTGGCCTGAGCCCCGGTCGGTGGGCAAGGCCCACGACGTGGAGGCGCAGTACGGGCTGCACCTACCCGGCACGTACCTCCAGTTCGCGGACACGGCCCGCAACAACATCGAAGAGTTGCGTGACCTCGTCAACGACCTCGCTGACCTCGGTCAGAGCATCGACATCTACGGGGCGTCCACGCGTGGCGCGGTCCTGTGGCAGGCGGCAGGGATCGACCACCGGCATATCCGTCAGGCCGTGGAGCGCCAGGACGAGAAGGTGGGTAAGTGGTTCTCGCCGGTCGGTGTGCCGATCGTGAGCGAGGAGACGATGCGCGCGGACCCACCGGACACCCTGCTGGTCGGGCCGTGGTGGCACAAGGACGCGTTCCTGGCCCGCGAGCAGCAGTTCCTGCACGACGGTGGGGCGATGGTGTTCCCGCTGCCCGATGTGCGCGTGTACACGGACACCCGAGTGGAGGACCCGGCATGAGGATCGGTGTAGTGGGCCTGGGCAAGGTGGGCCTGGTCCTGGCGCAGGTGCTGCGCTACCACGGTGGCCACGAGGTCCTTGGCTACGACGTCCAGTCTGAGGACGAGGTACTGGACCGCCTGGACTCCTTCCCGGAGCCGATCCACCGTGGTGTCCTGGACTTCGCGGAGGACATTACGCACCTGGTGTCAGCCTCGGACGTGGTGTACGTGTGTGTGGCTACCCCGACCCCACCGGACACGTCGGAGAAGGTGTCGCGGTGGTCGAAGCCGCAGGACTTCGACTACTCGTACCTGGAGTCCGCGCTCACCGACATCAACACGGCTGCGACCGCCGTGAAGGCGCAGCCACTGACCGTGGTGGTCCTGTCCACTGTGGCCCCCGGTACGTTCGCCAAGCGCCTGGACAACCTGGTCGGACCCATGGTCACCTTGGTGTACTCCCCGTCGTTCATCTCACTCGGCAGCATTGAGCGTGACCTGCTCGACCCTTACGCGCTACTGGTCGGGGCGGACAGCAACGAAGCCCATCGGGTCGTCGCGGAACTGTGGCGCAGCGTGTTCCTCGCCAAGATGTTCCCGCTGGTGCCAGCGACCATCGCTGAGGCTGAGGTCATCAAGATGGCGTCCAACGCCATCCAGTTCATGAAGATCCAGTACATCAACTCGCTTGTCCCGCTCTGTGACTATGTCAACGCGGACATCGACGTGGTCACCATGGGCCTGCGCCTGGTCCGTGACCACGGTTGGGTGCCACGGGCCGGGATGCCCGACGGGGGTGCGTGCCGTCCACGCGACATGGCTGCCATGTCCGCTGTGTGCGACGCTATGGGCCCGGACGGCCCCCCCGACGTGTTCGATGACATCGCCCAGTGGCGCCTGGACCAGTTCGACCACATGGCCACCGAGGTCGGCATGGTCGCCCGCGTGTTCGACCTGCCCATCATCGTGTGCGGTGCCGCGTACAAGCCCGGCGTGTACTACCAGGACGGGTCGCCCGGGGTCATGCTCGCCCGGCTCATCAAGCAGAACAACCCGTCACGGCGCGTGGACCTGGTCGACACCTACATGCCCATGGGCCCGGCTGTGTATGTCCTCGCCCTGCCGGTGACCGACGAGAAGATGTCCCAGTTCCCAGCCGGCTCGACCGTGTACGACGTGTTGGGTTGCACTCAGGGCTGGGAAGTCACCGGGGTCAGGTTCATGCGCCCGGGGCGCCGTGATGGCTGACTGGTGGCACTGTGACGGGCCGGAGTGTGACGTGACAGTGAGGGCGAAGGGTCGCGACACGCACTGGTTCGAGGTGAACGTGCACCAGGACAAGGTGCACCAGGTCACCGTGTCGAAGAAGGTCATGAGCTTGGACGAGGACCTGCACTTCCATGCGTGGGCGTGCATCCAGCGGTGGTTCGGGGAGAACGAGGGAGTGTCGCCGTGAGTAGCGCGGTCATGTGTGACGGGTGCAGGGCGGTCATGGATGCGCCGATGGGCGTGAACCACTTGCGTATCGAGTTGCACAAGCCGGGCTACGTGATCTCGGGCATCAGCCAGCACCTGGACTTCCACTCGTGGGGATGTATGGCCATCTACGTGTCGGACCGTAAGGCCAGAGAGGAGAAGCTCGATGCGTAGGTTCTACCTACAACGCGACGTGGACGTGTCGGGGGTGAGCGGTGAGGGGCGGGTTGCTGACGGGGTCCAGTTCGAGGACGGCACCATGGTGATCCGGTGGCTAGGGGACCGTCCGTCCACTGTGGTGTGGAACTCGTTCTTCGATGCCATGCAGGTACACGGTCACGGTGGTGCCACCAGGTTCGTGTGGATTGACGAACTCGGTCCAGGATGGACCGCTTGATGTTCTTCTTCATCTACCTAGAGGACCGCGCATGATCCCCGGAGTCACCGTCGTCATCCCCACGATCCCGCCACGCCAGGACCTCCTGCGCCGGGCGGTCAACTCGGTCCTGGCGCAGACACGGCCGGCTACCGCGCTGGCCATCTCCGTGGACAACGACCACCTGGGCGCCCCCGCCAACCGCACCCGCGCCCTGATGATGGCCCGCACCGAGTGGGTGTGCTTCCTTGATGACGACGACGAACTGAAGCCCGAGTACATCGAGCACCTCCAGGACTTCGCGGAGCGCGAGCAGGCGGACCTGGTGTACGGCTGGTTCGACGTGATCGGCGGTTCGGACCCGTTCCCGTCACACTTCGGGCTGCCGTGGAACCCGGACAACCCACTGTGCGTGAGCATCTGCGTGATGGTGAAGACGGAACTGGCGCAACGGGTCGGCGGGTTCGATGGCATGGACACCCACCCGCACGGTGCCTACGGTGGCGAGGACTACTGGTTCATCTGCAAGGTCAACAACACCGGGGCGAAGATCGCACACCTTCCTGAGCGCCTGTTCAACTACCACCACCACGGCGGGAACACGTCGGGCAACCCCACGCGTTGGAGTTAAGATGAGCATCGACGTACGCAACGGTGGCGTGGTGGTGACCTGCACCGTGGACCGGTGCATCGGTGCCACCTTCCTCGCCTACGACGCGCAGTGGGTGTACAAGGCCAAGGCGAAGGGCTGGACGGTGTACCCCGACCGGCAGTTGTGCCCCGACCACACGGCCCGACGGGAACCACGGTGGGAGGATGACGAGTGAGGGAGATCTGGGACCAGTACCACGCCAGCCGGGACTACGACTGCAACAGCGCCCGGCAGTGTGGCGCGGTCATCAAGAAATACTCCGTGTACGTCCGGCTCCGCTACCCTCCGCAGCCGGACAACGAGAAGTGGGTGTACATCCGCATGTGTCCCTCATGCGCCTCGCACTACGGGCGTCCGGTCGTGGGGGAGGGCACATGAGGAAGGTCAACTGGATCGCGTTCTGGGTGCAGTGGACGATCCTGAGCCCGCTGCTGCTGCTCCTCATGTACGCGCTCACCTACCGCTACGGCACCCCGGACGTTGACGACTTCTACGTGAGGCAACCGTGAGCCTGCACCGGGACATGGCAACCGTGCTGAACAAGCACAGCATCGACACCCGGACGGACACTCCCGACTGGGTCCTGGCCGACTACCTCGTGCGGTGCCTGCGGGCGTTCACCGATGCCGTGGACGAACGCGAGGCGCACGAGGGGACACCGCTGTCGACGCTGACCACCCGCCCCCGGGTGCAGTGCCGGGACCACTCGTTGGTTGACTGCCGGTCGTGCCGGTTCCGGCAGTGCCTGTCGACCAGTAGTGGCGTGCAGTGCGTCCTGTTCCATGACCATCCGCCAATCGACTCGACCCACGAACACAACCACGGGGGCCTGTCACCCGACTCGGTGTGGAAGCAGGAGACGCCATGAGACTGAACGTGGGGTGTGGTGAGTTCCGGGCCGAGGGTTGGGTGAACATGGACCTGGCCACCAACGAGTTCGTGAAGCCGGACCTGGTGGGGTCCTTGCTGTACCTGCCACCGGCCACCGAACTGTCCAATGTGGAGCAAGTATACCTCGGGCACGTGCTGGAGCACATCTCCCCGAACATCGTCGCCTCAGCACTCATGGTGCTGTGGACACGGTGTGTGACCGGGGCCAGGATCGCCATCGTGGGCCCGGACGTGGACCGCGCCGGTCGGCTGCACTTCGACAACAAACTGGACTGGACGACGCTCAAGGAAGCGCTTACCGGTGGGGACCGGTGGGACGGTGACCAGCACTTGTGGTCCTGTAACGAGGAGCGTTTACTGAGGCTCGTCAGGATGTCCGGCTTGAGGAGATGTCGTGCAGTTCCAATCGGATCCAGCGACCTGGACGACTTCCCTGTTACCTCTAGAGCCCCTTGGCAGTGCGCCATTGTCGGCTCAGTCTGACATTCCTTCACGTTCCCCATACGATGGATCTATCCGCCGCCGTTATGGAGAAGGGTCCCACCCCATGAAGTCCGTTAGCTGGCCGCAGGTCGCTCTGGTCCTCGGGACGGTGTTCACCCTCGTTGCTGGCGCCATCATCCTGAGCGCCCTGGACAAGGACCCCACCATCATCCTGACCCTCGCCGGTCTTGTCGCCGTCCCTGCGCTCGGGGCGCTCGGGGTGGCCGTGTACCAGAAACTCGACCAGGTCAAAGAGGTCTCCAACGGCAACCTCAACCGTGCCCACGACATGTTGGAACGCCACACCGACCAGACCGCCAACGCCCTGGCCGCGAACACTGAGGCGATCACGAAGCTGGTGGCGTCCCTGGCGGAGGAGCGGAGGAACCGGTAGTGACCACCTTCCGCCGCTACCACTTCGCCCACGACGGGCAGTGGAACGGGGACACCGAGTCCGTCCAGGTCAGCCTGGACCGGCAGTGCTCCAAGCGGTGGTGGTACTGGGAACCGCAGGTCGACGGGGCTGCGTTCAACCGGTTGCAGTTCTCGTTCGGGGTGGCTGGCCGCGACCAGTGGTGGTGCCACCACCGGGCCATGTACCTGGCCAGCGTCTGCTACGTGTCGGCTGGGATCTCCTACCTGAAGGTGCCCACCCCCACCTGGGTCACCCTGCCCCCACACACGAACAGGGGCCGGCACCGCCATGTGACGGAACCGGCCCCTGAGGGTGTCTAGGTCGTGACGAGCGAGGTGGCCGTGCCGGTCTGGAACTTCACCATCACGTTCGCCGGGAGCATCTTGATCACAGACGCGGTTGGTTCCGCGTAGGGGACCACCAGCAGGTAGCAGTTGACCCACGTGAAGCCCTCCGGGACCCACTCCCGCTCGACCTGGTCGTACTGGACCGGGCCACCGAGGTCTGCGTCCTCCACGCCACGCAGCAGTGGCACGTACGTGCGCAGGTGGCCCTTCCACCGTAGGACGGTGGTGTTGAGCGGGGCCACGAAGTTGGCCACCACCCCGCCTGACGCCTCCGTGGTGTGTCGGGCCACCCGCACCCACTGCAACCCCGGCAGGAGCCGGCTCAGGGGCCGGAAACCTTCCTCCGGTCCGATGGTGGAGATGGCCCAGTCGATCGTCTCTGTCACTGTCGTCCTTCCCTTCAACAGGCGAGGCCCCCGACCTGAGCCGGGGGCCTCGCTCTTCACCATCCTCGCGGTGTACCGCGATGCTACTACTTGCTCAACCAGACACCCAGGACTGCCACCAGGGCGACAATCACCGCTCCCCACACGTACACGTACGCGGGTACGTAGGACTGTTCACACTGACTGCACAGGCCGTCAACCAATTGGTCCTCGGTCATGCTGGTGACGTTGTTGCCGTCCTGGTCCGTGGCATTTGTCACCGGGTAGCGAGCCACCCTGCCGCATAGCGTCTTGGCGGAACCGGCGCGTGTCATGTGGATCTTCCCGCCCGGCACCACTGCGGCTAGGCGTGACACGGGGAAACTGGCCATCACTTACCTACGATGATGGAGTTGTCCCCGGTCGAGCACATCAGCCCGCCGTACTGGAGGTTCTGTAGCTGTGTCTTGGCTGCCAGGTCCTTGATCAGGTTGAGGCAGTTCTGGTACTTGACACCCGGGTCGTTGGACGAACCGACGGCCAGCTTCTCGTTGGCCAGACGCTGCTGGTCAGCGGTCAGCTTCTGCTGGGTGGCGATCTGCGTGTCCGCCAACGCCTGCGCGTAGCCGTTCAGCTTGTCCTGGGTGACCGGGTCGAAGTGCACCAGCGAGATGGCCAGGGTGTCGATGACGATGCCCGGGTCGACGCTGGACTTGAGCATCGCCTCCGCCTGCTTGGCCAGGTCCGCCTGGGACCGGTTCTCCGTGCCGCCGGTGAGGACGACCAGAGGGTTGTAGCTGGCGAAGACGCTGTTGAGCGCCACGGTGGTCTGACGCCAGACCACGTTGTCGTGGATGTTCTTGATGACATCGTCGTTCTTGCCCCGGTAACGCTGCCACAACGTGTTGGCGTTGGACTTGGGGTCCACGTTCCACTGCACCACCGTGTCCACCTGTGCGGTGGTCTGGTTGGCGAGGCGGACCGTGACGGTCATCAACTGTGTCTGGACGGTCCCGTCGATGTTCTCGACCGAGGACCATGGCGCCACCATGTGCCAGCCGTTCTCCAGGCTCTTGTCAGCCTTGCCGAACTCCACCAGCACCCCCACGTTGCGTGGGGGGACCACGGTGAAGCTGTTGAAGGTGACGATTGCCAGCCCGAGTACGACCACCAGGGTCGCAATGAGCCTTGGCACGAGGGTGGTCTCCATGTCCCACACGTCGGCGACACTGCGGGCCTTGACGAACAGGACCAGGGCGCCGATGACGAGCAAGGCTGGGATGACTACGGTCCAGAAAAGTGCACCCATGTAGGTGCTCCTCCATTCTTGGGAGGGGGCCCCCTCCCTCGCAATCCACGGTACATGATGGAGTCAACATGACCAAGGGGAGGGGTGGTGTACGGGGGTCCACATTGACTACCCTGGGAGGTACACCCACAAGGAAGGACGCACATGCGTACTGTCAAGATCCTTGCTGTGGCGTTCATGGCAGCCCTCGGGCTGGGCATCATGGTCGCACCAGCGAACGCGTCGCTCAGCGACTGCACGAGTGGCCGGTTCTGTCTGTGGACCGGCAACGGCACTGGCACCCGTGGCGAGTACCTCCCCGCCGTGGACCACTGCCTGAACATCTCGGGCACGCTGAACAACAACGCGGAGTCGGGTCGCAACCGGACGGCTTCCACGTTCTACACGTACAACGGTGCCAACTGCACCGGAGTGAGTGGCAGTTGGGGTCCTGGCGCCCCGGGTGGACCGACCAGCGCGGAGCAGTTCAACCAGATCTCCTCGATCTACCGCGCCTAGTCCCTGACAACCGACCCCCGACACCTTCTGGCTGGGTGTCGGGGGTCGGTTCATGAAGAACCCCCCGACGCTGCAACATCGGGGGGTTCGTGTGCCACTCCACCAACCAACATCCGCGCTAACGGCTGCACAGTGGCAGCGACCAGATTCGAACTGGCGACCTCTGGGTTATGAGCCCAACGAGCTACCGGACTGCTCCACGCTGCACACCCATCCTAACGTCACTTGTGGTCCGCGTCCAGTCGTGCAGTGGCGAGAGCCCGTTCCACGGCCTGAAGGGCACGGGTCACGCGCCACGGTTGCTTGCACGAGTCACAGCGTGGCAGGGACGTGTACGGGTGACCGTTCCACCCGAGGTAGCCGAAGTCACCGTGGTGGTAGCGGCACTCCAGGTCCATGTGGGTCAGGGCCTGGTAGGCCAGACGCAGGGCCTCGACCGTGTCCCCGGTCATGGCTTGGCCCGGATGACCGCCAGGACCCTCATCGGCTCCAGCGGCCCGTCCGAGGTGACCGTGGTCGTGAAGAACGCGGTCACCTCGAAAGCGGCGTACTCCCGGACGATGTTCTGGTTCAGTTCGTCTGCCTGGCTCAGGTTCCTGGCCCAGACGGCTATGTGGATGCGGTCCCCCGGGTACAGCACTGGTGTGTCCATGCTTGCCTCCTCAGATGGGTGTGCCCGGACCCGTGGTGGCGTCCGGGCACAGGGTGAGCCTTACCAGCGACAGACCGACTCGATGTTGGTGTAGTTCGACAGGTTCGGCGGACCGGCCACACCGTTCGGGCCCCACGCGCCGCTGCCCCCGGTGCCGTTGGTGCCGTTGTAGGTGTAGAACGTGGCCGACGTGTGGCGGTTCCACCCCCACCGGGCGTTGTTGACGATGACACCTGCGAGGTTGACGCAGTGGTCCTGGGCCGGGTTGTACTCGACCTTGGTACCGGTGCCGTTCTGCCCGGTCCACAGGCAGAACTTGCCGATGGAACAGTTGGCGTCAGCGTAGGCGGGGTTGGCCACGAACATGGTCACGGACAGCCCCACGACAGTCGCCGCGACGATACTGAGCACTTTGCGCATGTACTTCCTTCCGTTAGGGAGGGGTGTGGTTCTATCGTACCCTGTCACTTCCGCTTGAGCACGGCCGTGCAGTAGCGGTCATCGACGGTGATGTAGCGGTACTCCTCCAGGGTGAAACCCTCGCCGCACAGGGCTGCGACCTTCGCCTCGTCGTACCAGTCCGCGTACGTGCCGACCTGGTCGAAGATACGGACGAAGTTGTTGAAGTTGGGGTCGTTGACCGTGTCAACCGGTGGCTCCGTGCCCACGAAGTGCCGCCACCCACGGTCGGAGTACAGCATCAGGTGCACCTCCCCGCCCGGCTTCAGGATCGTGGCGAACCAGTCGACCACGTCCTTCGCGTACGGGATGTGGTGCAGCACCCCGGAGCAGTGGACCACGTCCACCCCGACCTGCCCCAGGCCCGTACCGACGCGCTGCACGTACGGCGCGTCGCGGTTGATGGCCCACGCCCCGACCGGTTCCTCGCCGTACAGCCACATGACCCGCTCAGCCAGAGCAAGGTTGTCGGCACCGATGTCCGACAGCGCGACATGGGCACCCCGCGAGGACATCTCCATGGCCTCAAGGCCGACGCCGCAGCCGAACTCCAGGACCCGCTTGCCCTCCAACTGGTCCAGGCGCAGGCCCTTGACCCAGCCGCCCTCCCAGTTGCGCCACGCCACTTCGGAGTAGCGGACCCGGCGCATCTCCTCCACGACCTCACGCAGGTGGTCGTCGGTCCACGTGAGCATGGTCGCGGACGGGATGTAACCGACGTCGTCCACGGGCGGGTTCGACCACGCCCGGACCTGGTCATCGAACGAGTAGTTCACAGCTTCCACTCCTCCTTGAACCCGGGACGGTTGTCATACAGGGACGCCAGGAGCCTCAGGGTCCGGTTCGGTGGCGCCGGGACCATGTACTTGGCCGTGAACTCGGGGTAGGGCAACGTCTCCACCACCCAGCCGTTCCAACTCACCTCTACGTGTTTGCCGGCTGACACCGTGAACGCCGTGACGGTCGGGCCGTCCTGACGCATCGTGGTGGCGTCGTTGAGCAGGACGATCTCCTGGAGGACGGCAACCCGGTCCGGGAACTCGTTCGCTGCGATCTGTTCGAGTAGCCAGTCGACTATCTCGCTGTTCACTTCAGTCTCCTCAGAAGCCAGATGAACACGACAAGGATGATGGCCCCGCAGAGGATGGAGCCTGGGCTCCCCTCTGCGGGGCCTTGCGCGATGAGCAAGTGTCAGGGCTTCCTGTGCGGGTGCTTGGGGTCCTTCTTCGCCGGTAGCGGGTCCTTCTCCCACTTGGACCGTCCACGCTTGGACGGGTCCGTGTTGCCGATGGGGAAGAACGACGCGTCACCGTCGTGCTTGTCGTCCTTGCGGTCGCTGCCCATCTACTTCATCCTCCCCACGAGGTACTCGGTGCTGTACCGGTCGTCAGCGTCGATAGTGTCCAGGCCGAGCATGGCGAGGATCTCCCCGTACTCGGTGTCGGTCCAGTCGCAGCCGGCCCACTCCTGACGCATCCAGGCCGTGTTGTCGCGGGCCTGGGTACGTCGCTGGTAGTTGACCTGCTTCTCGTACTCGACCTGCTCGACCTGGGACCGGGGCATGACGGCCCCGTCCCTCAGCCGTTTGCGGTTGCCCAGTGCGCCTGCCACGCGGCCAGTCCCTCCTCGGTATTGATCATCTTCCAGAGTTCGTTGACGTCGATCTCTTGCGTGTGGTCCACGAGGTTCTGGGCGCGATGCACACCGGGGCCGTTGCGCTGGAGGGGTGTTGCGCCCTGCGGCGCGGCGCTGTGGGGCGACGAACCGGCCCAAGGGTAGGTTGACCCACCCCCCGACAGGTACGACAGTTCCTGGTAACGGGACGAACCGGACTTTGTCGCGTTGACCAGCGGGAACACGAGAGGTGGTTCGCGAAGGATCGGTTCGACCTCCACGACGATGCCCGCGACCACCGGTATCTCCCCGGTCAGGCCCACCATGATGCGGGTGACATCGCGGTCCTCGTCGTAGCCGAACCCGCCCTCCAGGTCCAGGGCCTCGGCCGGCTTGGCCTTGTCCTCGACCCACAGCCGGTACATGTGCCCGGCCCCGCAGGCGGCCAGCCCTGCGAAGAAACCACCGGTCACCAGGACCGCGTACAGCCACACCGGGCTGGATAAGAACTCATCCATGGTTGCTCGTAACCTCCGTCCACAGCGCCGGGAAGTTCAGGAGCACCCGGCGCAACCGCGTCCACTGGTCCTTGCTGATGATGATCTGTTCCTGCCCGTGGTCCGGCCAGAGTTCCCGGACCAGGGACAGAGCCTCCAACGTAGTGGACTCCCCCAGACCTTCGGGGATGTCCGGGGCCTGGAGGACCATCTGTGCAGGTGGCACGGGGTTCGCGTCCGGCTTGGCCAGGACCCAGCCACCGTCCATCAGCCGCTTGCCCGCCCGTGCCGCACACACACAGTCCGGGCAGCACCCGTGGGCCAGGTCAGCGGCACGGCCCTGGCCAATGAACCAGTCGTACAGTTCGGTCGCCGGGTGCCGGACACCGTGCGGGCACTCCCGCTCGATGATCCCCGCCTCGGCGTCCCAGTGCCGTGGCCACCGCTCCCACGGTCCGGGCTGGGGACGGTGCACCGCACACCACTCCCCGACACAGTTGGCGCTCTCGTGGACCTGGAGCACCTGCCCGGACTCCAACAACACCTGGTCCATGCTCACTCCTCCTCCATCCACACGATGCGGTACACGGTCACCTTGACCCCGGGCACGTGCAGCGCCCACGGCCCCTCGTTCGGGTACGACTTGGTCGACCTCAGGTCGATGACCTGACTGTCGTCCTTGTAGACACCCGCGAAGCCCAGCGAGTCAAGGACCGCCCGTGCCAGTTTGTCCGAGTCGGGACGAGACACTGGGTAGGTCTTGCGTCGCTTGGGGGCTGCGGTTGGCTTGGGCCAGGTAAAGTTGCATACCACTGAGACCGCGTCAAGGACCGGGAACACTGGCTGGCTGTCGCTGGCAAGAAGACGGTCAAGGAGACCGTCAGCCCCGTGGACAGTTCGGATGGCCTGTTCGGCGGCAAGCTGTACCTGGTTGCGCCAGGGGATGAGGTCGTCAGCGTTGCCGTGGATGGACGGGCGCCCCTTCCCGAGGTTGCGAACAGAGCCCTGCGGCACTGGTCGACCAAGGACGGTGAAGGTGAGGATGGGGACGTACGCATCTCGCCCCTCCATCAGATGTGCACGTCCACGACGACCACCCAGTCATGGGGGTCCAGGCCGTCCACGTAGCGACGGGCCTCGTTGAAGTACACGTGCCGGGAGTCCGGGGTGTCGTTGGACATGCCGAACCAGCCCATGTCACCCGGGTCCATCCACTGACCCTCCTTGGTGAGGGTGGCGTACTGGAGCCCGCCCTCACGGTAGGCGACCTCAAGGTCGTCGTCGCGGTTGCCGTACTCGTACGCCTCAGCGTTGACCATGTAGCCGAGCACGTCCAGGACTTCCTTGTCACGCAGACGTGCCACCCGTGGCTGGGAGTTGTACAAGGCACGCACCTCGTCCCAGGTGGCGTCGCCCATCTTCGCCCGGTCAGCCAGGTCCGACCAACGGTGGACCAGGGGTGGCGTCTTTGCGACCACCTGGTCCACCCACACGTCCCACATCCGCGCCACGTCGTCACGGCGCTCGGCCCGCATCGCGTCCCAGAACACCTGGTCCATCCGTGCACCGTCAGCACGTAGCCGACCCGCCTGAGGGCGTGGACGCCAACCGTGGTTGCCACCCTCGACCGCGTTGATGAGCAGGGTCGGGTCCGGGTCCTTGACCGTGACGAGGGCCTGGCTCCAGCGGCCACCGATCGACCACCAGTCCCACTTGGACTGCGGGTTGTACGTGGACATGACGTACATGCGGTCCATGTCCTCGTCATAGAGGTACTCCCCGCCCTCGTCCAGGTCCGAGGTGGCCTTGATGGCCGAATGCACCCGCAGCCAGGTCAGGTCACCTCCGCTGAAGTCCCAGCCCTGCTTGGTGAGGTACTCGGTCATCCAGAAGTCGGCCGGGCCACCCTGCACGTAGTCACGGTGCGGCTCGACCGACATGTTCTCATCGAACGGGGCAAGCGCCAGGGTCAGTGCCTCATCGAGTTCGAGGTGGGACTTGTCCAGGCACACCAGGATGCCGTGGTGGCTCATACGTTCACCGCCCGGAAGGTGCGCACCCGGTACTGCTCGGCGATCTGCGGGTGGCGGATGCGGAACGCCTCCAGGTCGAAGACCTCCCGCTGCTCGGTGCGCATGAAGTGCTGGACCATGTCCGGGTAGTGCTTGATGATCTGCGCCTCGGCCCACTTCTCGCTGGGACGGTAGGTGAACACCGGCTCACCGTCCACGGTCGCTGCGGTCGCGGACCCGAGCAGGGCCTGGACCTGGGACTTGTACTGGTCGCGGATCTTTGCCCATGCTGAAGCGTTGACCTCGGCCTCCTGGTACTTGGCGACCAGGTCGGCCGGGACCTCCACGGTCTCGTCAGGGTTCTTGCGTTGTGGCACTGCCATTGACTGCCTCCTCAGGCGTCTCGGATATGAACTCAAGGTGCTCAGAGAGCACGCAGGTCCATGCGATGCTGTCTTGATTGTACTCCACACGGACCCTGTTAAGATACTCCCTCATACCGTGGACCGTCTGTGCGTCCGCCACCTCCACGCACCACATGGCGTTCTGCCACGGCTCCCTGCTGTCGGAGCACCCGGAGAAGTGGACGTGGTTGTGTTCCCCGCGTACGCACCTGTTGACGGCCCGCCAGAACTTGGACCACTGCGGCTGGGACAGCTTGTCGTCGGAGTTCCCGATGGCCACGTACACCGTGTACATCAGCGACCGCCCTTCGCGCGACGACGCTCACGCCACAGTGCGTTCAGGTCGGCATGGGCTTCGGTGCACGGGTCGCAGCGACAGTTCCAGTTCCCGTACGTGGTGTACCGGCCGTGGCGGTCGTCGCCCGGTGGTGGTGGCACCCGTTCCTTCTTCGCGGTAGTGGTGTAGTCCGACCAACGGCGACGGCAGTCGCCGCAGTTGCACTTGAGGTTGCAGTACCCGTTCAGGGTCCCGTGGCGGGGGTCCCCGTCCCCGGCACGGATCTCCGCACCGGGGCGGGGTTCACGCTCACTCACAGGCCACCCCATCCGAGTCGCCATCCCTGTACCAGTGGTACTCGGGATCCTTCCCGCGCACATACGGTCCGAGCCCTGCGGCCTGGACCTCAGTGCAAGTCGGGTAGCGCCGGTCCGTGTCCGGTTCCGAGGTGGCCTTAGGTGCCTTGGTCCTGGCCACCTTCGTGACGTTCGGTGTGGGGGCGACCGAGGTGGTGGCCACCGTTGGACTGTCCACCGGCCGTACCGAGACCGGGTCCTCGCTACACGCCAGCATCAGGGCGCTGAACACCGCGAAGTACACGACCAGGAACAGGACCACCACCTTCATGGGCAGGGGTTTGTTCATCATCGTGCCAACTGGATGGCGCCGAGCAGTGCGGCCACGAAGATGGCCAGGACGAACAGCACCGCACACCCGAACGCCAACGGCTTCGGTTCCTCGTCCATCGGTCCTCCCATGTTTCCCCCTCGTCTCACTTGGTCCTGCCGTGGAGCAGGTCCCACAGTTCGTAGCAGCCGAACACGAACCCGATGAGGGTCAGGCCAACCACCAGGATGATCCCGATCATGCCTGGGACCTCGTCTTCGCCCACCATTCCCCCCTCCGTCATTACATCGATACATCTAGAACAATTGCTGTTCGCCGTCCAGGTGCTTCGGTGCCCTGGGACGCACGTAGCGTCCGTTGCCAGCGCAGTCGGGACACAGGACGGCCAGGATCGGGGAGCCACCCTGCGTTACCCCGTCCAGGATGTGCCAGCCGGCTGCCCTGGCCACCAGGTACGTGTAGTCCTTGTCGTTGACTGCCATCCGCGAGTTGCCGCACCGTTCGAAGTGGTCACAGCGCAGGTCCGGGACCATGTCACCGCTCCTTCTCCGATGGCCACACCTTGTGGCTGACCCAGTCCAGCGCGGCCATGAACCCGTTGAGGACCAGGAACCCGATGACCAGGCCAGCGCCCGACACCAGGATCGTCCTCCAGTCCGAGATGATGACCAGGGTGGACACGACCAGGGTCACCAGGGACGCGATCCCGACACACATGGCCACGAACCGCTTGTCTGAGTTGCTCATGACTCCTTCCCCTTCCCGGGCATCCCCCAGATGCCGGTGGCCAGAGCCACCAACCCGGTAGCGGTCCAGTACCCGATGGTCGGCACGACCGGCAGCCACCGGTTGTGGACCAGACCGACCAGGAGCATGAACAGGTAGCCGTTGGCGAAGACGCTGAGCAGCGCAGCGCCCGCCGTGACCACGAAGCCCCTCACAGCCCACGCTCGGCACGGTCGGCGACGCACTCGTCGTGGTCGCACGGGACGTGGTGGTGCTCCATGCTGACCAGGCGGTAGCAGTCGGGGCGGGTATCCGTGTTCGGGTGGCACAGGTGGGTCCAGTTGTACTGGGCACTGCCACCCTCGTAGTCGCCGGTCATCCGGCCGCAGTGCCCGCACTCGTACAGGCGGGGCTGCGGCTGCGTCTCCTCCCACAGGAACGTCATCGCGTCACCAGGGGCAGGTTGGACAGGGCCTTGATGAGCAGGTCCGGCTCCTCGCGGTGCCACTCCTGCTCCAGTTCCGTCCACAGGTCCTCGCGGGACAGGTCCGCGCCGACCGGGATGGCGTTGAGCAGTTCCACCGCGTAGTCCGGAGCGTCCCCTTCGAACGACTCCTCGAACACGTCGTCCAGGAGCAGGCCGATCTCGACGGGGATGTTCAGGAACCGCTCCATGACCACGTGCCACTGGGACGTGGCACCGACATGGTCCCTGTCAAGGATCCAGTGCTCGCTGACCAGTGGCAGGGCGCACCCGACCAGGCATCCCTTGAACTTGGTACCGTCCCTCCAGGGTTCCTGGTAGGTGCCCTGGACGAGCAGGTCCTGCTCCCGGTGCCAGGCCACCCGGGCCACGATGGCCCGCTTCAGGTCCGCTTCACCGAACCAGGCACCCAACCGGATGTCCCCGACCGGTTCCGGCAGGACCGCCTCATCATCAATGCGGAAGTCCAGGCCCTCCTCGGGGGTAAGTTGGTACAACTTGACCAGTTCGTCGTGTGCGCTCACGTCTCCTCCTCGCTCAGTGCCTGCATGTACTCGTCCAGGAACATGTGCACAGCGGTCAGCATCTCCGCTGGCGTCCACGGCCCGGTGTGGACCTTGCGTAGCAGTTCGTCCGGGCGCCACTGGCGTAGCTCCTCGGCGAACCGGTGCAGCGTGTTGGCCTGGATCTGCTTACCGCGTCGTGCGGTGAGCAGCATCCCGCGACGGTCAAGGTCCTCGGCCGAGTCCGCGCCACGCTTGTGCGCCTCACGGATCACCTCGGACGCCTGCCGCCACTCCGCCGTGCTCAGCACGTGACACCCCGCCAGGACAGCCACCGACCGCAGTCGGGGCACGAGTCCATGGACGTGCACACGATGCAGTCCTCGGGCTTGGCGACCCGGTCACCGATGGCGTCGGACGGGTCCTGTGACGTGGCGGTCACCACGACGTGGCACAGGGACCGGAACTTGTCGGCCACCCCTGGTGGGTGGCACGCGGGACACCCGAAGTGCTGCAACTGGCTGGACCTGGTGCACTTGGACGGCATTCAGGTCCCCCTCCCCTCTCCTCATGGTGACCCAGGAGTCGGCCGCGACTTGGCTGTGCGTCTACGACCGCCCCCGGGAGGCTGTGAGCCCCGTGTCACATCTTAACTATACACCTGGAGGGGTGTCGATGGCTCCGGCCCGGCGTCGGTCGTACTCGGAAGAGTCGATCGAGGTGATGCAGTAGCCGCCACCCTCAGGGTGCCAGTACACCCGACCGCGTACCGGTAGCCGCATCATGGCGTGGTGGGCTATGCGGTACGTGCGGTAGAGCCCCTTGTGGCAGTGCGGGCACCGCCGTCCCCTGCCCCGGTAGGCGGGCATGTCACTTCTGCCGACCCGAGCGCTTGTACAGGGCCACGGCGCACACCACCACGGCTGCGGCCAGGCACGCCGCCCCGCACACCACACCGAGGGTCGCGGCCAGCCAGTCGCTCATGCCGCACGCTGCTCGGCGCGCATCATCGCCCGACCGTCCTCGGCCAGCCGCATGATCGTGGTACGCCGGGAGCCCACACTGTCAGCGAGCTTCTGCGCGTCCCAGTCCTCACGCCCCAGGACACCGACGACCGCAAGGCGACGGGCACGGCACAACTGGGGGAGGATCTCGTGGGTGATCTGGGAAATCCACTCCCCTGACGCCACGAACGCCTCCACGTCATCCAGTTGGTCCAGTTCCTTACGTAGTTCCTCCTGCCACCCCATGGGTGTCCCTCCCTCTCTGAATCAACTCGTTGACCACCGATCGTATCTGCGCACGAGCAATGAGTCTGAGTTCTCCGTCATGGTCGTACATGTACACGTCTGGCCCCATCAAATGGAAGGTCGCCAGGGACACGGTCCCCGGCGACCCCTCCCACGGGCCACATGGCCCGTCACTCATGCGAGGTCGAACTCCCCGTCCTTGGCACCGGCCACGAACGCGTCCCACTCACCCCGGGTGAACACGAGGACACCCTTGGTGAAGTCCTTGCTGTCGCGTACGCCGATCAGGCCCTCGACGAACGCCACCTCGACACAGTTGTCGGTCCACGGACCGGACCGCGTGGACTTACGCCACACGGCACCGTCCCAGTCGACCCAGGCAGTGTGCTTGCTAGTCAAAGTCGCCTCCCTTGACACCCTCGACGAAGGTGGTCCACTCGTTGCCGGTGAACACCAGGACGGTGCCCCCCGGGTGCTGCTCCTTGCTGTCACGGACCGCCACGACCTGATCGGTCGGCCTGGACGCCTCCACGCACTGGCCCTGGTTCGCCGACCGCGAGGACTTCACCCAACGGGGACTCACCTCCAGGCAGGTCACGTCGGTGGTGCTGTGCGTGCTCTTGGTCCACTGGGACATGGTTGCCCCTCCTCTCACTTCGTCCATGGGACCACATAGGTGGTTACCCCACGAAGCGCCAACTCATCGATCATGTGCATACTGCCCGGGGTCTGGCCCTTCATGAACACGAACGCCAGGTCCGGCCTGGAGTCCGCCATCCCCACGTTGCGCTGCTTCAGGTACAGCGACCCGTGACCCTTGGGCGGGTGGTGCTCCAGGCTCATCGGGACCACGTTCCACTTGCCCGCATGCCTGGTCACCCAGTTCGTGGCGTGGCGGTCCGCGCCAGTCGGGCAGCAACCCTCCACGACGGTGAACTGCCACCGGCCCGACGCGACCGCCAGCCCGTAGGCCCATTGCAGGACCCGGTTGACGCTCTCCTCGTCACCCCACGTGCGTGACCCGGCCACCAGGACCCTCATCACGTGTCCCCCGACTGGATCTCCATGGCGCGGTAGGCGTCGCGGTACTCCTGGTCGTCGTCCCTGGACGTCATCAACTGTCGGCGGGCAAGGAACCCTTCCTGGGTCCGCTTGGCCTCAGTGTCGGACTGGGCGATCCGGGCGGACAGTGCCGCTGCCACCTGTAGTCCGGTCAGCCCGACACCCTCGGCCTCCATGACGCGGTCCAGGTCGCCCTGGCAGTCCTGGAGGCCCATGCGGTAACCGTCCACGTAAGCCAGGAAGGTGGACAACATCTCCTCCCCCTGGCGGGTGAGCTTCTCTTCGCTCTCTCTCCTCATCCCCCCACCTTACCCCCCACCCCTCCCCCGGAACAAGGTGCCCTCCCCCCTGGGCGGCTCGGATCCACCAATGTCGCATGGTTCTCTCCGTCTACCCGTCTCGTCTTTGATTC